GATACGTTCAGTGACATGGAGTTTCAGATTCCATCCTGGTCTGACCTGGACTACGCGATTGTCGTGCAGAACGAGGCGCTGGAGATCGTGGAGAAGGCGCTCGCCGGCGAGCGCCTTCTAATGACTGACGCTGAGCTACAGATGTGGTTTCGTTACAACCTGAGGAGAGTCTTCAATGGCGCTAGTGCAGACAAACTTTTCTGGCCAGAACGCACTCAAGGCCGCCGAGCAGGTACAACCACTCGTCAGCCTGTTCGTGTACGAACACGCCGTCATTCTCCGCAAAGACGCCAGCAGCGGCGGGTTCGAGGAATATCCGGTCGATCCCACACAGATCGCCAAGGCACTCGCCTCCAAGGCCGTATTCTCGACCGGCCTGCTGTCGCGCAACACTCTGTATGTCGGCGAGAGCGGCGTTCGGCGCAGGGTCATCGAGTATCGTCCCGCACAAATTACGGGAATATGGCTGGAAGGCGTCGACAATCCGTTGCGCGTCCCGCTGCCGCCGCTCGTCATGGCGCGGTCGACCAACGGCACAAACATCGAGTATCAGATTTTTGCTGTACGCGGCAGGCCCGCATCTGGACGCGTGAAGCTGTATTACGCGCCGCTGCCGCACGTACGCGGTGGCGTGTGCTGGGGATCAGTGGCGAGGCCTGGCGACGAGAGTTTGAGTGGCGTCACTCTGAAAGAGGATTGGCGTAATTTTCTCGGCTCCCGGTTCGGCAACCACAGTGTCGACGAAAAGAGCAAGTCGCGGCGTAAGGACATCCGGCAAAAGTATTACGACCTGATCGGGCAGGCTATCTATCCGCTCGACGACCTGATCCCGGCGAAGTGGACGCTCAGCGATTTAATGAAGGTGGAGTGATGGTCTACACACGCACCGCTGACTATGAGTCCGGAACCGAAGAAGCGCGCGGTCAGTATTGGGCGTGGTGGATCCGGCGGTGGTCGACTGAATACGGTGACTGGGCGTGGGGTGTGACCAATCTGAACACTGGCAAAGGGGTAGGCGACTGGACGTGGACGCGCCCCGAAGCGGAACGGGCCATAGCTGATTACGTGGAGCGATCATGAGTTATATCTTCAATCCCGACATGCACCCGCAGGAAATTGTGATCATCGGCCTGGGGGGAACGGGCAGCCAGCTTGCCCGGTCAGCCTGCCGCATTGTGTACGACATGCGAACCCGCAATCTTCAGACTCCGCGCCTGCGCTTTGTCGATCCCGATGTGGTCGAGATGAAGAATGTGGGCCGCCAGATGTTTGCTGCTGCCGACGTGGGTCGCTACAAGGCCGAAGTGCTGGCAAAGCGCTTCAGCGCCGCGCTGGGGCTTGAAATCGCCTGGTATAACGAGCCGTTTCATGGCATCCGGCATACGCACCAGGCCAGCTATGGACGGTCAACCATTCTCATGGGGGCCGTCGATAACCATCTTGCCCGACGGGCGATTGCCGACGCCTCTGGCCTTTGGATTGACTGTGGCAATCACTATGCATCCGGCCAGGTGGTCATTGGCAACACGAAGCATGACAACGCCCTCAGAGATTCGTTTGGTCACGCGGATTCAACGGGGGAAGTCGCGCATCTTCCGAACGCGAAGCTGGTCTTTCCGCAACTCCTGGAGCCGGACACCATACCGACGCCCGATCTATCGTGTGCTGACCTCGTGCAAATGGGGGAGCAACAACTGCTCATCAACGACCTGGTCGCCGACGTCGCCGCGCAGTATCTGTTCAAAGTGCTGCATCGCCAGCCGATTCGCAGTTTCATCACCTACATCGATGCTGAAGTGTTGTCGATGCGTAGCATCCCGATCACTCGCGCTGACGTGGAGGCCTATGTCGGCCCCATTCCGGAGCCATATCGTTATCACACCAGCGACGGTCTTGTGACCGGGCCAGACGATGACGAGGACTACCCGGAAGAGGATGACGATTACGAAGATTTCGACGACGAGCCAACCGGTTATGAGATCGTCGGAGATCTGCAATGGAACTGACCGTCATTCGCGCCACCACGCCCAGTCAGCTTCTGGCCGTCCGCGAACACTGCGAACAGCAGCATTACCTGCACCGGTATCCTGATCCACGCAGCCTGCCGTTCGGTTACATCCTTCAGGTCGCCGGTGAGCAGTATGCCGCTGATGGACGCCTACACGGGCTGGTCGTGATGAAAAAGCCCCAGCATCACCAGCAGCGCGGCCTCTTCGGGTATCCCGGTATGCCGACGAGCTGGCAGGTGCTTGACCTAGCCCGGGTCTGGATTCATCCAGCGCTGCAGCAGCACAGCGGCGGCCACGCGCTTTGCATTTTCAGCCAGTTTGTGAGTCGGGTCCTACGCCGGGTGCAATGGGACTGGCTTGACCACCATCCACCGCGCTACCCGGACCAGCCATACCATATCGAGGTCGTCATTAGCTACTGCGATCTGGAGCACCATGACGGCACCGCCTACCGCGCGAGCGGCTTCCGCTGGAACGGCTTCAGCGAGGATCGCACCAAAGAGGTGTATTACCGCCGCCTTCGAAAACCGTTGAAATCGTGGCTGCCGACTCGACCTGCGCAGCTCCCGCTTTTTGGCAACCTGGGCTTACCCTTGAGGCATGACTGATGGCGAAGAAAACCCCTCCACCGGTGACTGACGAACAGCGTGTGAAGGCGTTTCTGAAGCACCTGAACGAGAATGCATTTTCGAAGTCGCCGGGTGAGAAATTCCGCGACTGGTGTGAACTGGCGTACTGCGCCTGGGCCAAGCCGACGGCGCCGACACAGGAACGCGCGGATGAGCTGGAAGCCCGCTATATGAGCATTGTCGAGCGCTACCGCCGCACTGACGAGGAACTGGAATTTATTCGGCACTCGTCGACGCATATGGCAGCTCTGGCACAACTGGCGGTGCAGGGTGGGGGAGTCGACTTCCTGGGCGACGTGGCAGGTCAACTGGAAATACTCAACCCCAATCAGGGGCAGTTCTTCACGCCTTATGAAGTGTCAAGGTTTATGGCAGAAATCAACCTGGACGGCCTGGAAGCGATTATTGAGCGCGATGGCTATGTCACCATCTGCGAACCGGCTGCCGGGGCAGGGAGCATGATTCTGGCCTGCGCAGATGTGTTTGAGAAGAAGGGCTTGGGACCGGAAACGATGCTGGTCCAGGCGACCGACGTGAGCGCACTGGCCTTCTATATGTGCTTCCTGCAACTGAACTGGCGTGGCATTCCAGCAGCCGTCATTCGCGGTAATACGCTCAGCCTGGAGGTGTTTGAGAGCGCGTGGACGGTAGCAGCGCTGACCACGTTTCTGCCGCATCACGGGCATCTGTCGTTCAGCAAGCCGAACCGCGAACCGCTCTTAGAGACCAACAGCGCGCCCGTTGAGGTGGAAACTGTGGTTGAGAGGGCAATCGGTTCCGAGCCTGTGGTCGAGCACGAGGCGAAGCTCGTGCAACTCTCGTTCTTCTAATATTTAGGGTTTAAAACTATACATTTATATAACCCTAAAAAGGAGCCGCCTTGGAGAAGTTATCAGTTTGGGAACGACTGGAAGCAGGAGCGCATCTGGTCGTGAACGTGAGTGGGGGAAAAGACAGCGACTGTATGGCGCTGATGCTGAGTCAACTGCGTCAACGTTGTGCGTGGCCCGGACGCTTTATTTTGCTGCATCAGGATGTCGGACGTATGGAGTGGCCTCAGTCTGAGCCGCACTGTCAAGCGCTCGCTGATCGCGTTAACGCGGAATACTTTGTTGTCCGGCGGGAGCAGGGGGACTTGCTTGAACGTATTTGGCAGCGGGCCTTGACGCTGCAAGGGACTGGCAAACCACCTTGGCCCTCAAGTGAGACACGTTACTGCACCTCGGAGCTCAAAACAGGTATCGCGAACCGATGGACACGTAACGCCTTCCCTGATAACGCGATAGTCATTCATGCCTTGGGTATCCGTGCCGACGAGAGTGCCAGCCGTGCCAAAAAGGCGGAATGGAGTGATCGCCCCACTGCCAGTGCTGCGACCAAGAGTCGACACGTCTACACCTGGTTACCGATTCATTCATATGGCCTTTCAGATGTTTGGGCGACGCTTAAGCGCCACCATTGGGAGCCTCACCCCGCCTATGCTCTAGGCAATGAACGTGTTTCCTGCGCTTTATGTGTCCTTGCCAGTCAAAATGATCTGGCAGTTGGGGCGGCTCAAAACCCGGAAATTTACAACGAACTGGTTGAGATTGAGATTTACTGTGGCTTTGCTTTCCAGCAGGGACGCTGGCTTGGGGATCTGCGTCCAGACCTACTGACTCCCGAACGCCTTGCGCGTTTTCGCGCTATGCGTCAGGCACAAACCAATCAGCCACCGTTGCTTTGAGGTGAGTCGATGCCATCCCAACTTGAACTGTTTACCTATAGCGAAGCACTCGACCTGACCGAAGCGCATTTTTTGGCGCTCGATACGCTCTACCATCGGTTGCAATCCACCGACGTGAAGTTTTGGAACACGGACTCTCTCAACGCCGCGGCCCACGCTGATGCGATGAAACGGGGGATGTCAGAGTGGTATCCGCTGGATCGGATCCCTGCATTGCAGGATCGGTCTGTGTACGAAAGTCTCACCGGTCATGGCTGGGTTGAAGTGGGAGAACACAAATTCTGGAACCAGGAAAAGGCGCTCTGCGCACGAATCACCAATACTGGTGTCGAGGCCTGGCACCGGCATTCTGACGCCTGCTTCGAAGCAGGCATGAGGGCAATAGCAAGGGAAACACCTGCTCGACGACGTAGATCGACCGCATCTTGAATAGTGAGGAACGATTCATGCCACGCTGGATTGATCGACTCGCCAATGTCATGCTGATTCTGCTGGGCCTGAGTGTGGTGGTCCGCGCTCTGTCTCTGGAAGCTGCCCTCGTACTGCTCGGGTCCGCGGTGCTGCTCGCCGGGATCGTATTCGCGGCATCTATCGTCCGCATCATCGGTCGCATGAAGGAACAAGGCTAATGCTACTGGCAGCTCAGGGAACCCGGCTCGAAGATGGGACGTATGTCTACACGTGCGGCAAGTGCCACGGCAGAAGCACCGGCGAGCAATGCGACTGGTGCTATGGCGGCGATCTCGACCGCATCGTCGAGGAGATGCAGAAGGGGGCACGTGGTCAGCGTTACTACTCGCTGCTAAAGCGGCACCTGGCGATCACCGGTAAGCAGATCGTCGATGAATGGAAACAAATGAAGGCAGAGCAGGGCAGTTTGAAGGTGCCAGATATCGGTTATTTGTCACTCAAGTATCGGCTCAACTTTAAAGCAACGTGGGAGTGGTTGGAGGAAAACTTTTTGGTGAAGATAAGCTACGGTGAATTTGAGGATGGACCGCTCAAGGTACGCGATGTGTATGCGGCAGCGCGGGAGAAATACCCGGAGTTACGGACCAGCGATAAAGGTAGCCAAGCCCGCGAAAAGCGTTGACCGGGTAACGCGCTTTCCGATAACCTGTTCTGAAAACGCAGGAGAGGCTTATGGAAACCCCGACTCGACGACCGAGACGCCGCCGCCAGGTGAATGTTCCGACGACACAGCAGGTCTACGACTACATCTCTGACTACCACGAGGCCGAAGGCTATGCACCGTCCATCCGCGAAATGGCGAGTCACTTCAGCAAGTCGACGTCGGTCATCTCGGCACGTTTGAACGAATTGCAGCGTCAGGGACGAATCAGGCACCCGCATGGTCGGTCCCGCGCAATTACGCTGCTGGAGCAGGCCGGTTAATCAAACCAGCGTCCGTATGGACGCTGGTTTGTTGTTATTCAATCTCGTCCACTTGCTCACGCAGGGCAACGACCTCAGCCTTCACCTCTCGTAGCTCTTCCAGAATTTCACGGTTGGGATTGCGGCTGAGTAGGCCACTGAGCAGCGCAAAAACAGCACCAGTGATGAGCGCTACGCCAACCTCGTATCGGAGATTGACTGTCGTTGGGTCAACCCCCGAAGTAACGAGGAAGGCAAACGAGACCACTGACAAGAGGAGGAAGGTGAGCAAATTCCACAACACCGCAGTCTCCGATCATGTTACAGACGATAATCTTTATACGTTAGAACAGGTGTAGAGTTGCGCATCCGCGCTAGAACAAACGTTGCATTGCGCAGGCTGCCTACTTAGGGTATGACCTAAGGAATACTTTTCACCCTAAGTAGGCCCGCTCATGGCCCGAAAAACACCCCTCGAAAAAGCACGTGCTGCACTCGGCGCACTTACACCAGACGATCTCGAACGCCTCAAAGACGAAATCAGCGACATGCTCACTCTCTACGAGCAGGGTGGGGTGGTGTCTGGCTGGGGGTTTGTCGAATTTAAACTGATCCGTCGGAAGCATTACGATCTGCAGGGCAACCCCATTATCGATCCTGAGACGGGCAAGCAGGCGTTTAGCGAGGCAGGGCCTTACGTCTACATCCGTCGCCGCATGGTGGACCGTTTCGGCCGCCAGCGCTGGGCGAATGTGGGCTATTATGGCAGGATCCCCGGCGGCCTTACGGACGAGCAGCGGGCAGGATTGCTGAAAGCGCACAATGAGGGCGGTCAAATTGCCGGCGAGCAATACCTCATTGACCAAGGCATTGAGGTCTCTGTGCGCCGATGGGAGTCGAACAAAGCACCGGAGGATCTGCCCATTCATCCATTGGGCGCAGAGTCGAAACTTGCTGTGGATAGACTTGATGTGCACCCATTGTTTCGTCATTTCTCCCGGGTCGCCCCGCAGGAAGCCGCCGAACTCAGGCAAGCAATTGTCCATTTCTGGAACGATCTCGATCGATGGAAGCGAGAGCATTGGCGGAGGCAAGTCTTTGGTCCATCATTGTGGCGAACGACGCTGCCAACGGCCGAAATCAAGCGGCGTCGCTTTTATGAGAAGCTGAAGTCGCGACCGCGACCACGTATTCGTGTGTCTCGCGCAAGAAAGCGTTCTCAGGGCTCAGACAATTAGGGATCGTCAAAGTATTACTTTATAACCCTAAATTGAAGATTTCTCACTCAGCCTCACAAAATTGAGTAAATTGGCCTTATATATAGGAGGCCATGCTAGAGCTTCCACAATTTGATCAGGACCCAAAACGCGCTTAACGGCGCGTTTTTGATTCCTGGCAGGAGGATCGCCATTATGCTTCACAGATTACCGGGTTTCAAAGATTCGATGGGGGAGGGGCTGGAAGTTATGATTGCTGTCGTCTCTACGGCAATCGCATTGTTGTGGCTCATGACCGATGAACCCAGCTATGAGCGGATCGGTGTTGTGCTGCAGCTGGTTAATCAGTTACTCCAATGTGTCCGACGGGAGAAGTAACCATGCCGGAACAAGAATGTGCGATTTGCGGGCAGTCGATCTACAACAGCATCACGTGTCCCAAATGCAAACGCGACGTCGACATGCGCGAGGCGTGGGCAATCGGACTACTGAACATCGACCGTCATTGGCGAAACCTACTTCGCATCGACGATCGAAACGGTATGAAATGCTTTACCGACTATGCAACGGCATCCAGGTTCGATTCGATCAGTGAAGGGTATGTCGAGGTCGCGGCTATGTTCGGAGAGACAGAAGCCGAATACAATGCCCGCATGTCGGGAATTGGACCCTCGGAGTTGTGGATTTGGTGGTCGACAAAGGCGGGGCTAACCGCTGGCGAGATTGCAGTCTTACAAGTCAATCTCACCTACTATAACACAACGGGCAGATCTCCAAGTTCAGATGAAGGTGCCATGATTCTCTCGGTAAGCGAAAAGCGCATTGTCAAACCGGCGGCATATCGCCGGCGGCTCAGTGACGCGCGGAGAAAGTTTCGCGCATTTCTCGACACTCGTCCTGAGCCGCCCCGTCACATCTATCAGATGCTCGACTACCTCGATAGCCTAGACTAAACACCTCTTCTTAGCTAGTTTGGCGAGGTTTGCCTCAATCTTGCCACCTCATACATAGCCGCCAGGCTACGATGCTGCTGTGCTGCGATCAATAAGGCCTGCGCAGCCTGCTCCTGCTGCTCTGCAATAGCCTTATGATACATCTGCGCCTGACGTATCTCATCGCTCGTCAGCGGCACATACAGCGCATCTGGCACCGGACTCGGTGTGATGACCACCGGCGGTGTTTCCGGCGTGTTCGAGTCTTCGGCTGGCTGCGTTGCCCCCGGCAGCATCGATGTAAAGTCAATGACGTCGTCGACTACATAGCCGGCGAGTCCATGACCGATCCACTGTATTGTGATATGGACGTGTGGGCCGGTGACGAAGCCAGTGTCGCCCATCTCGGCAATCGTCGCGCCGATGGTCAGCTTGTGGCCCTTCTTCCACGTTGGTGCCTCTTCCAGGTGGGCATACCAGATCTTCACGGTATGACCATACCAGTCGATTTTCTGACAGAGCCAATGCCCGTACCCTTCTGGGTCGTAGCCGACGCTGTCGACCTCGCCGGTCTGCATCGCCAGCACGTAGGCTTTCTCGCCTGCTTTCAGCTTGATGCGCGGAATGAAGTCTTTCCCCTCATGCTTCTGTTTCTTGTTGGGGAACTTCTTATAGTCACGCGGCACATCGAAGTCGTCGCTGACTACCCAATCGACGGAGAGCGGGTTACCCAGCATGAGCGGCGGGTCGAGCTTCGGTCCGGGCACGTGTGGCTGCGTCACGCCAAACTGCTCGTCCCATGTGTCGTACACTCGGCCCATCCAACCGCGGGCCTGGCCGGCTTCGACCCACATCCAATCGATCTTGTTCTCATGCTTCTGCGTGGCAGGGTAGTAGATGATCGGCTGACCATTCCCGCACAGAGTAAGCGCATTAACGGCACCGTTGGCCTTGCGACTGGCGCGCAGGTAAATGCCGGCAGTCGTCTTCAAAGCACCGAAATGGGCCTTACCCATCTCGCCTTCAACCGCCGTAATCTGAATGGGGAGGGGCGGTTCCGGTGGCTTCCACCATGACAGGTGATTGACGACCAGATCGGGCATTTGCCCGGGCGTGTAGATCTTGGTGATGAAGCTGCGACCGAGCGACCCCTTCCACGCCACGAGGCCCATGCCGCGCGCATACCAGTAGCGCTCAATCTCCTCGCCGGGCTTCCCGCCGTTGTCCCTATAGACGACAATCTCCAGCACGTCGTTGACGCTAATCCCGCCTGGTGCTTGCCAGGTGTCGTGATGCGCCACGATCTCGATGTGCGTGACGTCGGTGTAGGGCGCTTTTCTAGGCACCGGCGCGCCCGTGCTGCTGTAACGGAAGGTGACCTTCGGCGCGCGTTTGTACGTGCGATGCAGTGGCATGAAAGTGGGGACCCAGGCGCTGCCGGTCGCGCGGTTGGGGTCATTCAGCTCATAGCACTGACCCGGCTCCGGCGACGTGTCGACTTCCCGGCACTCGAATTGGCCGTCGCTGTACATCGCTTCCCACAGCGCGTTCTTCACGAGGTACCGGCGTCGACCGATATAGTGCGTCTGGACACGCTCGAAGCCATCGCCCCAGGTGTTCTTCAGCTCGTGCTGGTGACCCGGCTCACCATACAGATACTGACGTAAGTCGTACATTTCACTCTCCTAAGAAAAAGCCCCCTGGAGTGCAGGGGGCTTTGCGTTCGATGACCAGGTGCTTCACTAGTTCAGGCTGGGCGCCGGACTGCGTGGGACGGGATCCGGTGCGCTGCCGGTGGACCCGGAACTGTTGTTCCAGAGCACAAAAAGACGATTGGCGAAGCGTTCCAGGTAGGCGTCATGTTCAGGCGTACCGATGATCAGCGCTGCCGGCGTCTCGACAATCGCTGCAGGGGTTGAAGTGGTCGCCGTTCCCTGCGTCGAAATCGCATCAGACTCGGACATGAGCTTGGTCGAGTAGGCACGGAGCAAAATGACCAGATCGCGAAGGGCATCAACACCCCAGTGGACCCCAACCTGGCCGAACGAGATCAGGATACCAGACATCAGAATGCCGATGGCTGGGGGAAGGAACGTGATACCCAGCATACGCAAGAGGTCAGCGCTCGGCCCGGCCATAAATGCGGAGCCTATACCTACGAGGACGCCCAGGGCCGTCAGGATGCCTACATAGTGGTTTTCCGACCACTTGTTACGGTCTGCCACAGGCTTGATGTAGAGCCGCTTCGCTGCCTCAACGATCGCCGCCACCTGCGTGCTCAACGTGAGCAGCAGCGCTACGCCTGCCGGATCCGGCTCAATGCCTGGAAGGACATCTTCCTGCAGGAGAACACCGTACCCAAAAGGTGCAGCCTGGGCGGGAACTGCGGGGGCGAAGACGAGCAGAGCGAGGGCCAGCGCTGCGAGGAGCGGAACGAAGAGCCGGGCCGAATCACTGACCAAAAGGAAAACAGACGAGCGGAACGCGTTCATGCGATCACCTCACTGATAAATGCGAAAGAGATACTGCATAAAGAAACTGGCTGCCGCGAACGCCGAAGCGATCGCGCCGATAAGGAGGGGTGTGAGCTTGATGACCAGCGCAATCGCTGCCGTTACGAAGTGGGTGAGTCGGGCTGAGACAATCTTGTGTGCCGCCTTGCCTATCCAGCGCACAAAATCGACTGCTGCTTTCTCAATGCCTTCGAGGTGTTCCAACCGATCATCGTGCAGGTCGATCTGACCGGTCAGAACCTGAATGCTGCTCTGGATGTCCTTGAACATCTCAAAGATACTGGGGTGGCCAGAGCGTTCGTCCGGGTCTCCATGCACCGTGCGATGCAGCTCGCGCAACTCCAACCGCGCGTCGTGGCCATCCCGTTCGGCCTGGTAGAGACGCTGCTCGATGTTACCGACCACACGCCCGACGGCACTTTCCACCGCTGTACCGATGTCCGTCTTCAACTGCGTCTGCATACTCGCCCAGCGCTGTTCCTGCACCACGGCAGCCTGCGCAACCGCGCCATCGATCCGCTGCTGCATCGCGACGGTGTGCTGCTCGAGGCGCTGTTCCAGTTCTGTGCGGGTCACAAAGTCAGTCATGAGACGGTCTCAAAAGAAGCGCTGGACACAGTTTAGAATATGTGTTCTAAAGATGCAATAAGGCAATCTTAATCAACTTGTCTGTCTTAATGGACTTGTCAGCAAACATGCAAGGGCTCGTTGATAGAAAACGAAGAACGTAAAAAATTCAGCGTTTGGATAAGGAATATGTGTTACTTCCTGAAAAAGCTGTGTTCTTTAGGATAACGGTGCGAATCAAAACGCCTACCGTGTTCTTGGCAGGACCGAAGGTAGGCGTTCTGAGACACCGATCTCGCATTAGAGAGGAGAAGGCGTCTATGACAGTAAAAACACCGAAGTCACAGTTGGTTGCGCGACTACAGATCGGGGCTGCTGCATTTCTGGTCGGCGGAATTGCGGCGGCGTTGATCTGGTTAGTGACCGACAGTCCCAAGATGGAAGCCGTCGCTTTTATCTTCGAGGCTACTGCGGCCTTGCTGGCAATTATCGTTGTCGCCCTGCAGCGACCCGCGAGGCAGGAACTATAAGTAACAACAAGGAGGGGACTGTAACTATCAACAGGTTGCAGTCCCCTCCTTCAAATATTAGTAACGATAATGGTTCTTATCGTGAACTGATGCGGATAGACTGAACAATGAGGGGCATCGTTAACGCCAGCGGTGTCAGGAACAGGCGCGTTTCGTGCAGCAGGCCGAAGACGCAGGCCAGTGCGAGGTAAGCACCAGCGACCAGCAAGAATGCGCCACCGTGCGAGAACCGCTTCGCGCCAAGAATAGCCAGGATGACAAATGGCATATACAACAGCACCAGTGGCAGCCAGATATGAACATCCCGAAGATTTCGATACAGCACCATTGCTACTGTTATTGCGTCCGGTGCTGGGCCAAGAACAAAGCGCAGTCCACCGTAGATGGTGATGAAGGTCGCTGTGTAGAGCGCTCCCCATATCCAGTAGGATCGTTCACGCCAGCGATGTCGCTCGATCAATACCCACAGCAGAAACAGGAATACCCCTGTTTCACGATTAAGCACAGCCAGGGCGATCACCAGCCACAAAGCCCACTGACGTCTCTCAGTAATAAGCAAAGCCCCGATGCAAAAGAGTGCTGCTTCTACCAGTGAATACGGATTCAGAACCGGATAGCGCGACATCAGGGCCATAGGCAGTATCAGCAGCCCTACACCCAACAACGCGTGGTCATTGCGATGTCGTCTTCGCAGCCATGCGTCCGCTGCGAAGACCAGCAAGATTGAACCGGCAATCTGACCGATGATCGAGACAAGATATATCGTTACAGCGTTGGGGCCGCCCATCAGCGCTGTTCCGGCGAGAATGACGGAGGAGGTCAACACCCGATAGCGATACGGTGAGTCGGCATCTGGCCCCAGAAACGTTCGCCAGTTCTCGGCATTTACTAACGGGTAATTGGCAGCATAGAGGGCCGCGAATAAGGCAAACGCCAATAAAACCAGCGTTCGACCACTGATCCGCATCGATTGAACAGATGGAAGCGCAATGTTACTCATGTTTCCATCATATCCCCACAATTGCGTCGTCAGCACCTTAATAATTGGGGTCATACCATGCCAAAGCCGCCGAGCATGACAAGGCCATGCCGCGGCTGCGTTTCATCCGCAGGCGGTTCTGGCAGGTTATAGGTGCGCTGGACGATATCCCAATAGTTACTACCGACGTTGGTCAGCTCACTATAGTAGACGTAGAGTGCGTCATCAACATGAAATGGCATCGCACAGGCGTCATTGTTGCTCAAGAGCGGGTTCGTTGGACACTTCACCCACGGTCCTTCGACGCGATCTGCTACGTACACCTCTGTGTTCCAGATGCTTGAGGGATACGATTCTACCAACATCCAGTAGTGACCATCACGGTAATGCACACCCGGCGAGGCAAGCACGCGCAGTTCCTGAAGGAGAGGCGTGATCGGCGCCGCTGCCAGTCCTGTTAGCGTCGATGCGCTTTTGACGCGAATCTCGTGCAATCCGCTCGTGGCCTGCGCATGGTGGAAAATATGCCAGCGGTCATCAGCAGGATCACGCCAGAGGAAGGCGTTGTTTGCATTACCGGAGGCGACTGTCTCCTGATAGGTAAACGTGATGCCATCGGTGCTGGTCGCACGATACATCACATAATCATCGGTCCCGGTACCATAGAAGGCGTGGAACGTGGTGCCATCGAACGTAACGGAGGGCCACCTGCCATTGAACAGGTAGCCATAGTCATCCCATGTAACAAGGTCGTTGGATCTCGCCAGGTGTACGGTAAAGGGTCCGCCGTTAGCGAGTGTGTAGTATGCCCAATATTTGTAGCCGCCGAGGTTGACCTCCAGAATATCACTGTACATATGGACTGGCTGAAAAGTGTGGTAAGTCTTTGGCGCTCCGCCGGTGAAAAGCACGGTCGGCTCGCTCAAGGCGTAATAGTCTGGCGTCTCCTCCACACTCGTCACGCGGTAGTTGTCAAAGGAACCACCGATGGCGTTCATGCCGAAGCCGTGACTGGTCGCTGTGAGATTGTGCGAGGCACTGCTATAGGAAATCGTTGTTCCTGCTACTGATGCGCTGATGGTTGTGCCGTTGGCGACGATGCGGAACACATAGGTTCGTCCAGCCGCCATTGACGGTGACGCCGACGCGCGCAGCGTGAATGTCCCGCCGTTGACTTCGTAAATCGCCAGACTGCCGCTGCTGAACTGGATACGCCACATATTACTGTTGTTGGTGTAGCGCACCAGGAATTGCATGACGCGCCCGGTCGAGTCGGGGGTCATCTCCGCAGAGATGACAACGTCCGCCTGCCCGCTATCAATCGTGCAGTAATAGTCGCCCGGATCTGCGCCTGTCGGGACGAGCCGGTTGGATGAGAGTGTCCACTGCCCGTTGCGTTCTACCCAGCCGGAGCCGACCACATCTACATCAGGTGGATGAGCGTCCAGACTGGTGCCGTTTGCGCCCGTGAAGGTGTCATAGACGTACGTGGTGGCTGCCATTGTTAGCTCTTTGTGTAGTAGACTTTGATACCGAGCAATTTGGCGTCCGCTGCCAGCGTGTCGCCGCCCGCATCGGCATCCCGGTAAACGCGAAACTGGACAAACTGGCCGCCCGCAGGCGTGCCGGCCAGCGTAAGCGCGCTGGTCGCGCTGGTGATATGCACATCGCCAGTTGCCAGCAGCGTATCGGTAACGGTCTGCGCTGTTCCCCAGGCCGCATCAATGGCGTCGTCGTTGGCGTAGGCGCGGCCCTGCAAGCCCCACACGACATCGCCGGTGCTGCTGGCGGCAGTCCACATGAATTTCGCGGTGATCGTTCCGCCGTCCCAGTCGTCAGGCATCCACACGCTCCACTGCGCGTACTCGTCAGCGCTGGCGTCGAAGTCGAGCGAGTAGACATCTACGTCGTTGGTGCCGTATTCGTTCTTTGTGTTGGCTGCGCAGCCATTGGTGGTACTGGGCCAGCCGCCTGCCGCCGTCAGGAACAGCTCGGCGCTGGCATTTGCCAAGCCAAACGGCCCAACGACCGTGCCGTCTTCGAGGATGAAGTAGGCACCGACGGTCCCGCCGACATCCTTCAGATAGATGAGGCCGTGGTCGACTGCTGCGTTGTCCGGATCGCTCGTCTGGATTTTGAGTTGGACACCGATGTCTTCGGTGATTTGATCGAGAAAGCCGCTCATCGGATTATCCTCTACTCATTACGACCAGTCCGCTTCGGCTGATCACCACTTGTCCGCTACGACTGGTCACGATATTCGATGCCGTTGCCTCACCAGTGGCTACGCCCGGAGCGCCCCACATCTGGCAATACTCGAAGTCACTGAATGCCAGTGTTGTCTTTCCATAGGCCAAACGAAATGCCATGAGTGGTTCGAAGGCGTCCACATCCAGGCCGGTAAGGTCGCTGATACTCCAGTCCAGTGCCAGAGAAGCCTCTGTTGATTGAACTGCACCGCCGTTGGCGTTGTGATCGATTCCGGCAATGCCCCAATTGATCTCACCGCTGCTACTCGGTAAGGCAGGTGTCAGATCGACTTCGTCCACGCCGGGAAACCAGGTGAACTGTTGGGTGACACGATTGAAGTAAAACCGAGGCAGCAATTTGACCTTGAGATCGCTGACGTGGATGACCAGGCCGTACTTGATGCGGATTGCTGAGACAAAATCGAAGTTCCCAAACCCTGGCTCGTGCGTATGTTTCCCGACGCTGTTAGCCGGGAAATTCTGATTACCGACAAAGCGAGGGATGCGCTCAGGGTCTGGTGTAACCCAGGCCGTGTCGCCGGAGCGATGATAGAGAACCGGATACTCAGGAATAATCGGAACACCAAGATTGAGAGCCGTATCGCTTATCCCATGCTCGAAGTGCAAACGAACATGGTTTTCATCCACCTCGACCTCATAGACTCCATTCTCGTTGATGCCGCCCAGATTGCCTTTAAGAGGTTTCGGCTCTCGTGAGGACAACTGGCCAATCTCAAACGCCAGTTCGTCGTAAAGCGCGTCGAGGTCGCTCATGCCGCATTACCTCCGCCGCAGATATTCACGATACGCCCTGAGCCGGTGTAGTCCCCCTTGCGACTATCAAACGGTCCACCATCTTCGCTTACTGCGATTTCGCCGTTGATCCCCCACCCATAAAGCACATCGGGATCGTCGCCGGAAATATTGCCAGCCGTCAGCTTGACGGTGGACAACACATCCGGCTGGACGAGCGTCTCCCAAGTTTGCGCACCATTACGGGAGAGGAAGACCCCATACCGGTCATCCGATTGTGCATTGTTGCGATGACCGAACAGCAGGACGCGGTTTTTGTCGATGTCACACGTCTTGACGGAAAACTGGAACTCGGGGCCGTATTTGATACCACTGACCACCGGCGATACGTCAGCCTGAGCGCCAGCGCCGACGACCTTATACAACCGTAACAGTCGTCGCAGGCCGCCGTCGTGAGTGACATGCCCGAAGTAAGCTGTGCTGTCATCTTCAAACGGCACATGAATTTCAAATGCCATACCAGCGTTGCCTGTACTCGTGATATTCGGATTGCTCAGATCGCCAAATGTCATTGCGCTGTCGGTCGATACGCGGCCATCGGTGAGTTGTGAACCGATGGATGCCGAATTTACAAATAACGAGATAATTGTCCGGTTTTGGTGTGGCGATACAGCAACGCCTGTTGAGTGACTGATTCCTGCGCCTAGATCCCAATTGGCGAAGGTGTTGGTCTTTGTAAGTGTCAGGCCATCCAGCGTGCGATGTACGTCAATGCCAACGCCATAGCGATACGACGTGATAACCCCGAAATTCGGAATGCCGCGCTCGAACTGCATCCGTCGGTCGTCCGTTGTGCCGCCGAGCGCAACCGCCGCACTCAGGGTTGGCGAGCCGAAAATATTGCTGATCTTCTGGAATTGGGTCGTCGTAACAATCCAGCCGTCGACAGTGGACGATTTGTAACTTTGCGCGTCGACGATAAACATCAGAACGTTGCCGCCGCCCCAATTCGTCAATGTAGTCAAATTCAGTACATGCCAGCGAGGGCCACTCATTGATGATCTGATGTCGAAACCAGACCCGTTGATATTTGGCCCCGTCCTCAACAATTCATTCGCTGTTGTGAATGCTGCAAGCGTTACCGTGCCGCGTGGGATACCATACAGTTGCGAAGGCGTCAGCTGAGGAACATAAAGACCTGGGAATGACAGGGATGGTGGTGTATAGATCGTCCCCAACCCTGGCGTGGTGCTTTGCGCAATCGGCTGCTCCTGCCCCGGATTGCCCCTCGTCACCTGTTCCAGTGTGTAGGTGATGACCTTCTCCTGCGCGCCTGGCTCCTGACTGTGTGCCACGCTGATGCGCTTGACGATGAACAGCACATTACTCAGTGTCGCGCCTGTCAGACTGTCGTCTTCGTAGGTGATCGAGACAAGATCGCCCGGTCGCATATGATCGGCGTTGCCCAGGCGCACCAGCGTCACTTCAGGCCGCGGATTGTTGAGCCGTGCCCAGTGATGCCCGGCGATCTCCATCAGCCGTGCCAGCGGGCTTGTCGTGGGCAGAATGACGCCCGTGTCGTAGTCCTGACGCCCGCCGACGCCGGAGCCGGTTCGACCCGGCCCACGCGCCAGCCACTTCCCTTCGGTGCTGCCGTTCCAGTTCTTTCCGCCGACTTCCGTCAGGCCGACACGCTCCAGCAGTTCATTCAGCAGTGACAGGCCCGACTCATAAGGCCAGTGATCGGGTGTCAGCGACGCCGCGACCGGCACCGCAGCCCGGTCGCCGCTGCTCATATACGAGATGTGCGGCTTGATGCGTAGGCCGCCCAGTTCGTCGCAATACGGGTCTGCCGTAATGCGCTTCCCCAGGCTGACGAGTTGATCCCATAGCTTGCCCTCGTCGATGGTTTCTTCGCGGGTCGCGTTGGTGATGCCGCTGGGCCTGAAATTGCAGATCTGGAGGAACGTGCTGTGCTGGCCCAGGTCGTAGGCAATCAGCCGGTCAATCGTGATGTTGGGCATCAGATTCCAGCGGCCCGTGCCGTTGGTGATCTTGTCACTCGGCCCGCCCCAGTTGCGTAGCCAGGTCGCGCCTCCGCCGAGTTCAAGCGTCCACTCGTCGGCGTCGGGTTTGTAGAGCGTCGTCTCGCGCACCGCCCAGCCGCGCGTCTGGCCCAGGTAACAGTCGGGCGCCTCGTCGTCCCCGAAAGTCGCCACCTCCCAATAGATGCATTCCGTCTGGCGCGGAACGTCGACTTCGTCAGCCTCGTCCTCGTTACCAAAGAAGACCAGCGTCAGGTCACGGCCCTCGAAGCGCTCGTCGCGCTCAACGCGGAAATTACTCAGCGGCGGGTTGTCCCGGTCTGCAACGTAGATACCCAGCGGCTTCCAGCCCACCTTGCCATTCGTGTCGGTGACTTCGAGATGGATATGCCGATGCGGGGTCGACTTCGGGAACGTGACCAGAATCGTCGTGTCGGTCAGTTCGTAGCCGTCGACGAGCGTGCCGTCCGCAATGTCCCATTCGACCCCGCTGATGGTGGCGCCGGCGGCCATCGCCACGCCAACCGCCGTCAGCTGCACCGTGCGGTAGTCCTCGCCTGGATCGTTGAAGCCGGCCATGCACACCGGCAACCAGTCGCCGTTGGCGTCGACGGCATGGACGATGTTGGCGATGGGCAGCATGTCTTCGTTCTGGTCGCTGTAGACTTCGTCGAAGTCCTTATACTGCGTGAAGGTGTTGTTATACGACGTGCCGCTGGCCGACGCAGTCAGGCGCCACTGGCGGTTCCAGATCAGGTATTCGTCGCGCACGGTCAGGTAGACATTGTCGTACAGATCGAGCTTGCCCGGCGCGGTCGCGGCGATATACAGGATGCTCGACGTGGGCGCCTTACGGACGCGCACAGAGCCGATATCGCGTGCGCCTGCGGTCGTCCCGAAGTCAACCGTCATGCCCGCCCTGACGTCCGTGTAGGCCCCCAGCGTGACGTTATCAAATGTGACCTGGTAGTAGACGCCGCTGCTGCTGTCGGTTGGCGGCTGGCCGTTGATCTGCGCCTGAAAGACCGCAGTGCGCGGGTTGACCGACAGGTAGCGCTCGACGTCGTATTCGAGGTTTTCGAGGATGGCGAGCTGGGGCGCGGTGGGTTTGGGCATCAGGCTTCCTCAAGCGCCACCATGCGCTCAAAATCAAACGTCAGGCTGGCCAGCCCATTACGGAAGAATTGGCGCACGCCGCCGCTATAGTCCAGCCAGTGAGCGATTACGTTGAAGTTATTGAACGGATGTCCCGGCAGGTTGTAATTTGGCATCCGCATGGTCATCGCCACTGTTTGGGCCGTCCACAGGTTCTCGTGCAGGTATTCAACTTCAGCAAGTTCACAGGCCGCCAGCGTCCAACGTGCGCGTGACCGTCCGATCAGCTTGCGTGTCCGGTCACCCGCAATGACCTGAGGCTGAAGCCAGTCGTCGTCGATGGTCCCGAGCAGTTCGTAGCGCGAGAACAGCGGCGCCGACAGCAGGTGCAGCGCCACCGGTGTTTCGTTGTGTCCAACCACCAGGCCGTAGTAGTCGCTCATCAGAGACGCACCCCCGCGTAGCGCTGCTGCTGAAGCCGTGGAATGATGTTGGTCAGGAACTTCTGTTCTACCTTGGCGGCAATCGCATCAGCGTCCAGGTTGCTGCCGTTGATCGGGATCGACATGCCTCGGAAGTCGATGTACGTATCGCCCCCACCCTGCCCCCGACGACCACCGGGCAATACCGATGTATCACCTTCCAGCAGCTGCCGCGTTTTCGAAGCATTCAGGACATACGTCTGATCGTCGAAGATCATGAACTGTCCGCGTCGGTTGATGCCCGACTCCATGCCTTCTTCGTTGACATTCACAAGGCGACGTGCAGGCGTGTCACCCCCAGCGGCGCGCTGCAGGAAGCCCGCTGCAAACGGGTCCTGCACATAGACGTACTGGGGCGTGATGACTGAAGACTGGTTATTGGCCTGCCGCACGAGGTTATTGGCAATCCCGATCATGCGGTTGGCCCACTCTGCTGTCGCGATCAGCACCGCGTTATTGGCCTGGTTTTTCAGGCTGATCTCGCTATTGAGCGCAGTCGATAGATTCGACAGTTCGATGTTGTAGGCCTGGATTTGCAGGTTCACATCCTGCTGATACTTCGCCAGCGTCGCGTTGACCTCACGGCGGTTCTGATCGATGAGCTGGTTGTAGCGCTTCTGGTAATCGCGCAGCCGTTCCTGTTCCTGCTCGTCGAGCGAGTCCTTGAGATTGTCGAGGTCTTCCTTACGCTGGTCGCTTTGCGTATCGAACTTGTCCTGCTCATCCTGCACCTGGTTGCGAAGGTCACGCTCCGCTTCCAGCGCAGCACGAATGTTGCCGTCGGCCGCCGCATCTTCGATGCGAATCTGCCCGTCGCGCTGAATGCGCAGCAGGTTATCCCGGTGATCTTTCACACGCCGGACTTCGGCCTGGTGGAACTTTTCGAGCTGGTCTTCTGCACGGATCTGGTCCCGGCGCTGCTGTTCGAAGAAGGTGTCATCCAGATTCGCCAGCCCCTGATCGAGCTGGTCTGCCAGTTCTGTCAGGCGGTTATCACGGGCCACAGTCAACCGACTGATGGTCTGGTTCAGCTGTTCGTCCAACTTCTCCGTTTCTTCTCGCAACTGTCGCACCGCGACGTCCGGGCGGACTGACGCTAGAGTGTTCAGTTCGGCGTTCAGATCCACCATCCGCTGCTGAGCCGCGCTGAGGCGCTGCGCCCCTTCGTCGGACGCGGCCGAGAGCGCAATCAGTTCCGGGAGCTGACGTGCAATCGCCTCCTGCTCGGCTCGAATGGCCTGGGCGCGTTGATCGATCCCTTCCACGGTGCCACGGGACAACAGTTCGGCAGCCTGCGTCTCCATCGCAATCCGCTGATCGATCACGCGAAGCTGCTGTTCAATCGCCATCTCTTCGCGTTCACGTAGGCTGATGTTGACTTCCAACGCCCGGTTGACACGGTCAATGTCGTCGCGGTTCTGGCGCAACTGATCGCGATAGACCATGTATTGGTTAATCAGATCAGGCGGCACACTGGCGGCCGCCAACGCGCTGCGTATCGCATCGCTCGACGATTGCCCCTCGGCCACAAAGCGATCTGCCTGTTCGCGGATCTGGGCCGTCGTCGCACCATAACTGGTCGAGATCGACTCCATCGCCGCCTCAAGGCCGCGATTCTCGGCGCGATACTGGTCGATCCGGTCACGGGCCTGTGTCGACGACATGCGGCTGAATTCACGCTCCTGAAGCACGTTTTGCCGCGCCTCATCCGCACTGGCCTGCACCGTTTTGGCCCGGGCTTCGGCAAGCTGGCGCTCCATTTCAATCGCGTCGTTGCCGGCAAAGACGTTTTGCTCCAACCCCTGCTGGTAGCGGGTCGTCGTCTGGGTATTGGTCTGAAGCTCGGCCTCGGTCTTCTTCAGCGCTTCTTCGAGCGCACTAAAGGCACCCGCCGCAAACATGCTGCGTGCGACCGGGTCGCCAAACTGAGCCTGCGCCTGCTGAAACGCCGAGTCGAGTGCGTTCTTGGCCTCGGCGCGCTGCGCTTCGAGGGCCGGGCGGATGCGTTCCAGCGTGGCGATCTGTTCACGCACCTGCTCTGAAGTCAGCGTGCCGACGGCGTTGTAATAGTTTTCCTGCGCCGAGACCGCCCCATCCAGCAGGCGTTTGCTCGCCTCAATTTCCTTATTGAAACGATCCACTCCAATCGCCATCGCGACCACACCCGCCGCCGCGATAGGCCCGGCAATCGCCAGTTGGGATGCGCCTGCCCCAAGTGCATCCAAGCCTGCACCCGCGCCGCGCAGCAAGCGCCCGATCTGATCCGTCGACAGGCCGCCCCCAATCTGAATGGAGGGCAAATTGAACAGCATGCGACCGGCGCTGGTGACCCGATTGCCAAAGGACGCACCGCCTCCACCGCCATCGCCGCCGCCACCCATGAAGTCGCGTCGGAGCTGTCCTGTGAAACTATCATTTCCTTCACGGGCATTGCGGACCACCTGCGCATCAGCTAACCGTCGACTGATCGTGCCGCTGACGCGCTCATTCATCGGCGTCTTGGCGATCCGGTCGAGGTTTTCCAGCTCTTTCCGCAGCGCTTCAATGTCGTTCTGGGTTTCTTTGGTGTCCTGACGCATCCGGCGGAATTCGTTGCGCACCGATTCAACGCCAAGTCGACTGGCTGGCCCCAGGTCACCCAGGTCATTGCCGACACTGCCAACCCGCTCTCGCAACATCTCCGTATCCCGGATTGTGTCTGCGAGAGCGGCCTTGTCAGAGCGCCATCGAACTATGAATTCCGAAACTTCGTCGGCCATCATTCATCTTCCGGTAGCCCGTCGCGCTGGAACTGGAGCAGATACCCGGCCTGAAAGACATCCCTGCGCCAGTCGCGTGGAATGGCGGCAATTTCGTCTGGCAGTGGCATCCGCCCCGTAATTTCCATCTGACGAAAGGCGTCGGTGGCTAAGAACGGGTCGTAGGTAAAGCGCCAGTCCTCCGGCTCTTCGTCGACCCGTGTTTTCTTACGCTCGCCCTCCGCGATTCTTTTCCAGTGCTGGCGGAGTTTTACCCGGCTTTCTTTGCGCCGGGTTCGGAGTTTGGGTCCGCACGCTCCGCATCGGTCAGCTTTTCGTCTGGCAGCAAGGGGCGTGGTGCGCCGAGACTGATCGCATGTGCGCCGCTGTAGGCCTTCTTCCATGCTTCCTGAACGGACCAGCCCATGTCGAGGCGGTAGTTCCAGAGCGCCAGGTAGTCCGGCAGCGGCATGGTCGCCTCGTTGATCCACCAGGTGACGAAGGCATGAAACGCTTCCAGCTCGATATGGTCATGCCAATCTGAGAGCTGAAACGTGCTCGTTGCGACCAGCCAGCCCGCGAAGTTGGCCGCCTCATTCATCAGACTGTCGTCTGTGATCTTATTGGCGGTCTTGAGGCCCTCATAGATCTGGCGCATGTGGGCATCATCACCGAGCGTCGTGTAACGCATCCCGAAGACAATGCGCCCGAAAAAGGCCGTATGCTCATACGTTGCCGGACGGCGATTCGGCACCGTCAGCGTTTCCACTGCCGGCGTCTGGTTTGGTGCTGCGGCCTTTTCGGTCATTACCCTTGATCTCCTGGGTCTGCTCTTCGTTGGCGGGCGGCGCCATCAGCGCCTTGACTTCGGCGATTGCGGCCTCGCAATCCTTACCAATGGGCAGCATGACGAAACAACGCTGCCCTTCTTGGTTGCGTCCAATCCCCTGCTGGATCGACTCGGCGATCTTGTATTCATCGCCGAGCACGTTGCGCTTTGGGAAGTTGAACTTGCCATCCGCGCCCTGGGTGCCAAGGCGCGGGTCGATGTTCTGGTCACTCATGAGCGGTGTCCTCAGTAACCCAACCCGTGTCGATGTGACTAGGCCGGGATCGCATCGAATTCAGTCAGATACAGGGAGTGCCACTGCTCGTTTGCGGCGGTGGCTGGCAGGACAACAGCGCCCGTGGTGGTCGAGACCGACGTCGGCGCGCTCGCGACACTGTCCTTGGTGAACCAGTTGTCGGTGTTGCCGCCGGTGACGGTGCTTTTGACTGGCAGATACCCCAGGTTGAAACCACCTGCTTCGGCGTCCAGGTCCGCCACGTGGAAGGTCAAGCCAATCGGGTGCTCGGTGACCGCATAGAAGTAGTCGGTCATGTTGTCTTTGTAGCCCTGGTTCGTACCAAAGGCCACGCCGTTCGGGAACTTGCCGCTGAAGCTGGGACGGATGACGCCGCGCCCCGGCGACACGTTACGCCCGCCCTCGCGGGTGAAGCTCGCCAGGTCGAGTTCCATCTCGAAATTCGGCAGGAAGAAGTTGAGGTAGTAGTTATCCCCGTCGCTCCCCGCTTCACGGCTCTGGAAACGCGCCGTGAAGATTGCGCCCATCTGCTGCAGCACCGGATTGGCGTGGTTGGGGCTAAACATGGCCCAGTTGGCGACGGTGGTCGTATCGATCTTCGACTTGTTCGCCATTGTCATGATGTTGGCGTCGAGGTTGGCGAAATCGACCTGGATCTGCCCCATTGACTCGACCCCGCCGGTCATCTGACCGAGAATGCCGCGACCGCCGAGAAATTCGTTGATGGCGCGCTGCACCTGGGGCATGGTCGCCGTAACCGGGTCACGAACCAGGTAGGCGTGACTGGTCACCGGGGCGGTGATGGCGGCAGGGTTGGCAAGAATGCCATAAGCCTTGCTGTTGTAGCGCTTATAGAACTGGGCATAGATAAATTGTGCGACACTGCCTTTTCCAGGCGTTGGCATGGCAGCCTCCTTAGTGGTTGCCTAGAACGGGCGGAAAGCTCACGGTGAACGGGAGCGTCAACGTGAACTCAATCCCGATGTGACTGTTGTTGTCGAAAACGCCATAGGGTGAGGTCTGTTCGATTGCTACCCCGTCGACGTCGAGATACTTCGGAACCTTCTGGCCCGCAGTGATAATCAGGCCACGACGCATATCGAAGTAATTGATGACCGTGGGCATGATGACCCATAGCTTTTCTTCGAGACGCCCGTCATAGTTACTGCCAACGACACCCAGAATCAGCCGCAGTGCCACCGGATAGACCTGACGGTTCATCTGGGCCGCGACGCGCTCGCGCGTGTTCGTCGAGCCGGGATAAATCCACCAGATCGGGACGGGCGGCTTGAGATTGACGTATTTCGCCACCCGCACCACCGGGGGATCGAATGTGCTGGACACATCCAGCAACCCTTCTTTGACCCGGTCGATTGCCACGTCGAGATAGGTGTTATTGACTTGGCTCATATCGCGCCCCATGCGCCTTTCTGGTCGGTCTGCGCCTTGGGCGCGAACGTCTCCAGAATCGCCGAGACTTCATGCGGCGCGTCCGGCGGGAAGGTGATGGTTCCCATCCCGTCATTTTTCTTGTCGGCATAGTTACCGCGCCGCGAATACAGATAGGCCACCCAGAGGACACACGCCCGCTGGATCATCGATTCCGGCTGCCAGACGTAGATGAGCGTGTTCTGGTTGTGCGCCGCCGCGCTGGTCCCACGCACGGCGCGGGCAACGGTCAGCGTGTCGGGATCCGCCTCTTCTTCGCCTTCGGTGATCGCCTCGATCAGCAGCCATTCGCTTTCGATCTGAAGCAACTGCCCCACCGACAGCCCCGATGCATCAGTAACCGTCAGTGCGTTCGCATCGGCAGCCAATGGGTTATTGCCCACCACCTGGTTGTGTTTGCGCCAGGCGTGCGCGTAGTCGCTGTGGTAGCCCCATGTCCCGGTGATCCTGATGGCTTCGACCGGGTCGGTGTCGTACTCACTCCAGGCATGGGCCGACTCGGGCAACATACGCAGTGCCCAGGCAGGCGTGGTATTGCGCGGATACAGATAGAAATCCGCATCCGCGCGGCCTTCACGGGTGCCGTCCCACAGATCCAGCGTCTCGCCCATGCCGTCTTCAACCTCGCTCACAGTGAGCAGGGGTTGACGGAGTTGCAAGAGCAGATCAGGGTCATCCGCCTGGCCCTGTGTCAGCACACTGGGACCCCAACTGTTCGCCATGGACGCCTGCGGCGCGTCGACGTAGCGGGTGGCTTTACGTGGCGCAAACTCAAAGCCCAGCGAAGGCCAGTTGTCGATCCGCTCGGTCACCCACTCCAGCGCCTGGAGGACGTAAGCGTCTTCCTCGGCTGTCGTTTCGTTACCGGCTGTATCGACCACCAGCTCCTGTCGGGCTTCCTGCAGAGTCGCATACCACGTCATTAGAGCCGCTCCAGCGTGATTGCCACGGTCGCATCTGACGCGCCGGAACGGATCAGACGCAGCGCCTTGAGGTTGTGGTTGCCGTCGAGAATCAGCGTGCCATTGGTCGGCACCTGATGCCCGGCGCTGGTCGTAGGGTCACCGCCGTCATAGCGGAAATGCAGCGCATTGCTGTTGACCGTCAGGCGGACCCGGTCCGCGCCATCAACCAATGCCGCCGTCAATCCGCTGATGTCTGCGAGGCTCAGGGCGGTGTTGCTGACCGTCCCTGAGCCGAACCCGATGGGCGTACCTGCGTTGAGCGCCATCGCGCACCTCTACATCAAAATGTAGAAGACGGCGACCGTTGCGGCCCCGGCTTCAGCGGCGTCTCCGGTCCCGGCGAATGTCGCCGTGACGTCGGTTTCTTCTGCCAGCGCTGCGAACAGCCCTGGCGCTGGCCCGGTGGTCAACTGACCGGCGGTATCGACACCCCAGCCGTCCGCCAGCCCATCGCCGTCCGATCCCAGCCCGATATCGAGCAGGTTGGTGGTGCTCGCGTCGAAGGCGGTCGACACGTTGACGACAATCGCGACCGGGATCGCGCCCGCCGGCAGGGTGAACAGCGTCTTGGCAGTCGTATTGGTATACGCCACGCTGCCAGATTTCATGTTCACCTGCCCGCCGAGCGCATACGGCCCGTAACCGTCGTTGTCCGCGATAATGTTGCCGCGCGCCTGATTGTGTGTTTTCTGAACCATCAGCTTCCCTCGTCTAGGCGAAGAACGCGCTCAGACCCGTGGGCCTAGCGGTCCTCGTAGCGGTCGAAGCCGATGACGTTGACGGCGAAGTCGACCGTTGGCGTGCTTGTGCCGCCAATCGTCCACTTCACGCGGATCTGGGCCTTCAGATACTGGCGCTTGAGGCCGCGCACCTGATAGCTCGCCGCCGCGTTGGTGACCTGATCGAACTTGGCCCCGGCGCCGTCGGAATTATCCGCCGGATCGAACCAGGCATGATCAGGCACCGGCGCCCAGCTATCGCTCGCGTCCACCCGCTCTTCAACGGTAACGTCGAGCGTCGGGTTGGTCCCGGAAACGGTCGCTGCCGACAGGGACAGCAGGAGGTTGCCTTCAAGGCGCTTGATGTCGAGCGCACTGCCCTGGCTGGAGCTGGTGCGGCGGCCTGCCGCAGCCCCTTCCAGCGAGGTAAAGGCGCTCTCTGGATAGAATGCTGGATACATGACACGGACCTTTCCGCTCCGAAGAGCGTCAGCTTGAGGACGATGAAAACGGACGTGCGACTAGCGCACGCCCGCCATAATGTCGAAGGCCTCGGTGAAGTAGACGCCGAAGTCGAACATCATGTTCATCTGGATCCACGTCTCGCGCGTCTTAACGTGCACCGAGGTATCCAGAACCAGTTCGATGTCCTGACCCAGCCCGTAAGCGGCATGCTGCCAGTCCCCGAAGAACATGTGGGAGCAGTCAGCCGAAGTCCCCACCGTGAAGTCGCGGCGGATCAGGGTCGACTTGACGGCCTTGTAGTCGAGCAGGGTCGAGTCTTCACGATTAAAGATGTAGCGCCCATCAGCGTCCTTCATGTTCTTGAAGGTGCGGATCGAGCGCGGCGCGGCGAGCCAGGCCCAGGTCGGCGATTCCGGCACGTCGTTGTCTTCCAGGCGGCCTTCGGCATTTTCAAGATCAGCGAGCTTCGGCTGCGCGCCGTTGCCGCTGCCCAGGGTCGTGATATTGACGCCTGGCGTGTTGAGCAGACCCAGCGGCTCCACCCCGGAGTCGCCCGACACAGCCGACTTGCCGCCGGTGCCATAGATGCAGGCCCGCTCGGCGCGCGTCTGCATGGCGTTGATCATGTCAGCCCGGACCTTCTGTTCCAGGTTGCCGGTCGAGTGCGCCAGCAGGCGGTTCGAGATGCGGGCCGCCGCGACGATTTCCTTGAGCGACAGCGTAATGCGCGCCAGGTCACCGTTGGCGTCATCGACGGCCTGACCTTCACCGACGAAATATGCCTGCGCGCCACGACGATACTTCGTGACGGTCAGCGACTCGATCCCGTTCATCTCGACACGCTCGACGCCGAGTTGCTCGATGAAGAACGCCGGATAGAACTCTTCGAGAATCTCATCGCTGAGTTCCCGGTTCAGCAGGTAGCCGCCGGTCGGCCCTTCGGTGATGTTCATCGCCTTCAGAGCGTGATCGGCACTCTTGCCAGTGAACGCGGGCATCGGCAGCGGACGACCATGCTTGGTCGAGATCGCGTTGATGACGTCGATGATGCCGCCCTTCTTCGCGCCGCGATTGAAATTCGCAACGCCCTTCCCACCCGGCTGGTGGTTGCTCTTGGCGGTGTGGTGCGGCATGTTGTTGCGCGACTTCTTCCCCGCCAGCTCACCGACACGCTTCAGCGCCTCGAAGTTCCGCTGGGGCGGCGCGTCGTCCTCGTCATCCTGACCATCGAGATCGTCTTCTTCAAAGAGATCCAACAGGCCCTTGATCGAGGCCGCGACGTCGGCCTTGTCATCGAGCTTGAGCGCCGAACGCATCGACGCCACGTCCTCGGCGGGCATATCCCCGCCCTGAATCTGCGTCAGAAGCTGCTGGAGAGCCGCGCTGACGGCCTCCGGCGTGGCTTCGACGCCCAAAAATTCGGCTAATGCAGCCAGCAGTTGCGGATCCATAGTAGGGTTTCCCCCTCCATTGACTTCGGTCGAGGAACGCTGTGGCTCCCCCTGCTCCAGCGCATCCCGCGCATCGGTGTTCGGAGGGCGTTCGCGGTCGGCTTCAAGCGCCGCCACAAACGATTTGACGGATACCGGCCCAAGGGCCAACTCAGCCGGATTCTTGGTGATGGAACATTCGGCGGCGGGCCAGTAACGGTTCTCGCCGGTCTTCTGAATCAGGCCAACGCCATGACCGATAGCACCGGTGCTGTGGCCGTGTAATCCCTGTTCCAGTTCCCGTTTCGTCCGTTCAAAGAGCCGATGCTTCCGATACACCCGATGGGTCATCCACACGCCGAAGCGGTAGATCTCCGTTTTGATCCGCATCCCAATCGGGTCCAACCCGTACTCTTTATCGAACCCGTGCTCATAGTAGAGCGGCGCGTTCTGATAGTATTCGAGCAGAAGGTGACTGGCCCGGCTGAAGAACTCGTTATACGAGTCGCGGTCTTCCAGGTCTTCGGGATCGCCGAACTTAACGGCCCAGCCCTCAATGATGAGGTCGCCGGAACCGTCTTCTGCTGACCTGACCTGCACCCGCTGGCGCGCTTTGTTGACCGCGCCGAGAGCGGCAGCAGTTGCCATCGTCTCGTTGCCCGCCTGTCCGAACACGTCGTTGTAGACGCTCACGAACATCGAGGCTTCGGAGTCTTTGAGCTTGGCGCGTAATTCAGCAGGAATAGTGTCGATAGTCAGCATAAGTCCCACTTCTCCATCTAGTGGGCATAGTACAATTGTTCTAATTTTGCGTCAATGTTGAGCTAACGTTGTCTCAACGTTAATGTGCTTATCGAACGCCAGCGCGTGGATCGAGCACAGTGCGATGAATTTCGCGAATACGCTGGGTCGAAAGACGTCGATACTTCGTGAAGATCAGGGGTGCATAGGGCCACTTGCTGAGTTTATGGCTTGGGACCTGGCGGAGTCCGAACACGTAGACTGCGCCCGGCTCCTTGTTCTCGGCCAGCAGATAGCCAGAGCCATCATCATTCGGCATGAAGCGAATCTTCCATCCTTCACTGCGTTTGCCTGACCGGGCATACCGCCCGTTCACTGTCCTGATGATGCCTTCACGGACGGCCCAGAAGTAATAGCGCTGCGCCCGCCGCTGCTTTTCCTGGTCGAGCGACCATTTGAAGGGATGCTGAGGCAGATTGCCCTTCACCTTCAGTTCCGCCTTCATGTCCCGGCTGATACGGCGTTCCTCCAGGCGGAACGCCGTATTCATCAGTCCGGGCGCCTTCTGCAGCGTCTGCGCCACGTCACGGAGCACATCGCGCCGTGCGGCGACCTCAGCCCGGATCACCGCTCAGCTCCAGTTCCATCTCTTCGGCTTCCGCGTCGGCCTGCTCGCTGTCCACGATCTCTACATCCTCATCGTGGTCGTGATCGTGCTTACCAACGAACAGAGGAATGCGGTCGAGACGCCCCCGCGCTGGCTCGTCGGTCGGATCGAGCGAACAGTCACACCGCCAGCCACCGCAATCAAGCGCGTCGGTCTTCGGCAGAACGCCACGTCGCTTCCAATCCTTGGCGCGATGCACCTGCCCGGCAGCAACGCCACAGGTCCGGCAATGTTCTTCCGTACGCCCCAGGTGCCATTTCATCATCTGATTGGCCTTGGCGGACAGCTTGCCCTGCTCGTGGACGCGCGCCAGCCCCTTATTGACCCATAGATCAATCCGCTGGACGATGTCCTCTTTCTTCAGCAGGAACTCGCCGTACTTCGCCAGTGCCTCACGCTGCAACCGGTCTTTCGTCTCCGGGTCACGCGCCTGTTTGGCCTGGTTGCTCAGGTCGCGGGCCTGATCGCGCAGCTTCAGCACCTTGCGGTAGATCTCGTTCGCCAGCGATGTCCAGTGCCCACGCTCGGCCTTGATTTCGAGTTGTAGGTCGCGCTCCTCGTCCTCGTCCAGCCTGTCGGTATTCACCCCGCCCTCGACCAGCCCATCGCGGAAGCCAGCCCGAAACGCAGTCGTGATTTCGACGCGGCCCAGGTCGCCAAACGCCTTGCGGTCGATCCGGCTTTCCATCGCCGAGTTGATGAGGTCGTACAGCACCGAGCGGTAGCGCGTCGCCGTATCGCCATAGGCGCGAATGCCTTTGCCGTGGTGCCGGATGTAGTGCTTGCGCGCCCGAATGAAGGCGTCTGCCAGGTGTTCATCCGTCGGCGCTTCCTGTAGGATCAGGCGCAGGTAAGAGGCGGTGTCCGCCGGGATCGTCTCGGATTCAAAGGTGTAGTCGGCGCCTTTCCGGGCCGCTACGTCGCGCCAACGCTGGAAGTCTTTTACGACCGGATCGGGAATCCAGTTGTGCAGGGTCTTCGCGGTCACGCCGTCACTAGCGACCACGATGTGTTCAAACTCGTACCCCGTCCGACTAAAGATCAGCCCGGTCAGCGGTAGTTCCACGGTTTCGTTGAAGGTTGGAACCGGCACGTCCTTGCCCAGATAGGCCAACGTGATATGGGGGTTCCAGTCGTCGGGCTGGGAGTAATCGGATAGTTTTACGCCCTGTGCTTCAAACGCTTCGACCACCTGGCGCTGGAACGCCTTCAATGCGTCTGTGGCCTGCACCTTCAGGATGAGGACATTCTGATCGTCCTGCTCGAAGACGTCGACCGGTCCCGCTTTGACCACCAATGCCGTCAGATCGTCCTTGACGAGATCATAAACCGCCCGGAATGGCGTCTCATCGACGAGCGACGCATAGGCAAGCGTCACATGGAACTGATGCGCGGGCGTCCACCGAACCGGTTCAGCCCCGCCGACTTTGATGCGCAGAAGATCCTGTACAGCTTTCACAGAAGGCTGATCGGCAACGCTAAACAGCACGCAGCCGCTCGGCGTGCCATCTGATGCCCGGAAGGACGTAGCAGGCGCAGGCGGTTCCGGCAATGCAGCGGGCGCAGCGGCGGGTTGGGTCGCTGGCAACTGCTGACCACCCAAGCCGCCCGCGTCATTCATCCCCAGCGGCGGAACAGCAGTTCCACCCCCGGCGCCCTTCTCGCGCCAGTAGGTGGGAATATCGTTGATGTGAACCGGCACACCGCCAAGCATGTAGTAGCCCTTGAGGCGCTCGTCCGGCTGCTGGTCGAGTTCCTTCTGTGCGGTATATAGATCCATCACCCCCGCCGACACGCGACCGGTGATGTAAGTCGTCTTGACCTGCGAGTCTTCCTTCAGGAATTCGAGACGGCTGTAGTCCGGCTCCAGAACCACATCTACTTTGTATTCGTTGACGAGTTGCTCGGTGTAGATCTCGGCATACCATTCCGCCGTCGGCTTGATCCACAGTTCGAACCATGACTTCACCGCGACATAGGCCTGGGCGTAGTTGCTGGCCGACGGCGCGACGATCTCATAGGGAATGTCGGCAGCCGAAAAGACGTGCCGCTCGGCGCTTTCCGACGTGTCCTTCATGGCCACCTTATCGAGGTCCATCTGAAGTTGCACAAACTTCCAGCCGTGCGGCGCGACGATCACGCGCCCGACGTTACGAATACCCTGCACCGTGCGCCGGAAGAAGTCGGTGATCTTATTCACTTCATCAGGTGGTGCCGACGCTTTGACAATCCCTGCCTTCGCGGTCGCTTCCACATCCGGCACGACCATGCCAAGCGGCACGGCCATGTTTCGAAACAGGCTGACCCCCATTTCGGCGATGGCGCTGTCGAGCGTGGCGTGCATGAAGGCCACTTCCAGCGGTGACACGCCATCGAAGTCATCGCGGAAGTCGATGTAGTGCGAGTAAATCGCGTCCTGAAGTTCAATCGTGCGTGACGGTTCGCGATTGCGGCGGCTGGTCGTCGTGAACACATTGAAATGCTTTAGTCCGCCCCAGACAGACACTTCGGCGGCCCAGTCATGCGGATTCATCCAACGCAGGTTCATCACCGCGTCACTGATCGGACTGCGCTCTTTGTAGACGAGGTTGCGCCCCCAGCCAAAGTGCGTCAGTTCGGAGCGCTCCAGGCGATTTCGCTTGCCCTGGTGAATGATCTGCATCAGCGGGTGTGTGCGATCCAGATAGGTGCCATCGGCGGTCTTGGCTTTGAACTCCACGCGCGAAATGACCTTGGAGCGCAGGTTGCCGGCGCGATGCGCAGCGACCGATGTGCGCAGCAGCGTCGACAGATCGCTCGTCGAAATGTCCGGTCGAGCCTGTTCAAGCCAACTTTGAATCGAGGCCTTGATCGAAGCGGAAACACTTTTGTCTTCCCCCGCGAAGAGGATGGGATTGGTGCTCATGCGATTTGACTCTCCCAGTCCGGTGCAGTAGACACCAGTTCGTATCCGAATATGGCAGACATAACACAGTCGTCGTGAACGCCCGCTGGAGCGGCGTAGGTCAGCGTGCCGCCCGGTGTGCGTTGCGTGGTAAAGGCCTTCAATTCGTCGACCAGCGCCTGCGCATGGATGCGCTCCTCTTCGTCGGCGACCGTCTCCGGGTCGACGATCCAGACCTGCGCCTGCTCGAAGCCAATCGCCAGGTTATCCGCACTGGTAATCTTGCTCTTGTTGGTGGTTGTGAAGACGCTGACCGGCAGGCCTGCGCGGACCGCAAGCTCGATAAACGTCTCGTTGCCATTGCGCTCGATGACAATGTCCGTCGGCGTAAACAGTCCGTAGGCCGTTCGCAGGCGCTCCAGCTGGACGAGGTAATCGATCCCCTGGAACCGCTGGATATGCACCAGCGACCGCAGCGTGAGGTCCCACACGGTGATCACCGACCAGTCGCCATACTTCGCCAGGTCGACCCCGAAGACATACTGATGGTTGCCAACCCGGCGCGGTTGCCAGACTGCCGTCTTCGACCGTTCGACGAAGCGGAAGACCCCATCCCCATCCGGCAGAAACTCCGCAAGCCATTCCTGATGGAAGGTGCGCCACGGCAACCGCTTCTGTGCCATCTCGAACGCCTTGCGAATAAACGGGTTCGGATTGGCAGACGTCGGCGCCGTCCAGGCCGCCGAGATGATCATGTCGGCCCGGGCGTCTGACCACAGCTTCTGGAACCAGTTGAAGCCCTTTGGCGTGGAGATCAGGATCAGGTCGCCGTCGGTGTCCGCCAGCGTCGGCATGATCGCGTCGAAGATCATCGTCTCAGAGACGCGCGCCGCCTCGTCGACGATGACCAGGTTGAAGTTTTCACCCAGGATGGAGTCGGGGTTCTCTGCCGAGTAGATCGCCAGATAGCCACCGTTCGGGAACTGGATGATGCGTTCTGTCTCGTTGGCCCGGACTTCCTTGAGGCCACGAACCGCCTGTTTCACGAAGCGCCACAGCGGACGCCCATTCTTGTAAGTCGGGACGACCCACGCGACTCGTCCGCCTGCCGCCGCCGTCGAGACAGCAATGGCGCCCGACATGATGGTTTTGCCCCACCGGCGACCCATGCAGATCACCTTGATCTTCGCCGGGTGCGACGCAATCTCCCATTGGTCCTGCCGCATCTGTGGCAGGTAGATCACCTTGCCGGGACGCTTGGTTGTCGGGGCCTGTGCTGGCAGTGCGCTGGCGATCAGGTTCAACGACAGCAGCAGGGTGATGAGGAGTTGCAGCAGGGCGATCACGAGTCGCCATCCTCCCCTGAGGAGGGCGGACGCAGGCCGCCAATGGCCTGACGATAATCGACGGGCACTGGCAGAACGCTGTACATGGGCGCGCTTTCATCGCCTTCAGGGTTGGTGGATGCCACTTTCACCGGAGCCAGGATGCCGAGGATCTTCGACCGCATTTCAATGCACCAGCGTATCTGCTCGAGGTAACGCGGGTCGCCATTTTGCTGCTGCTCTTTAATCTGTGCCCGCGCCGCCTGTCCCTCAGCGCCGGTTTTGACTGTCGTCTTCTTCGCTTGTTTCGACGCTTCCCAGGCGTCCCATGCCTCCTTCTCCATGTGATTGATCTTGGCAAGCTCCCGCGCTTTCGCGACCTGCAAATCCTCTTTGGCAGAGGCTTCCAGCGCTTCGAGGATGGCGGCAATGTCCCGGCTGACCGTCGACTCCGACAGGTTCAGTTCCAGCGCGATGTCCTTCTGCATCCAGCCACGCATGTAGAGCCGTGCAATGGCGGCCTGGTCACGGAGGCGCTGGAAGTCGGTACGTGCCTCTCCCGGCTCTCGTATCACCTGGCCTTCGGCGGTTGCTTCGAGAACCGCGGTCACGGTTTTCTTGCGGGCGTGCTTGGCAGTCTCGGCAGGAGAGCGCCGACGGGTGGTTTTTTTCTCAACCGGCATGTGCGCCTCGTGTTGGATTTCTACAGGTAGTAGCGTATACTATACATAATGACAACTTCACAATTAAGAGGGCATCATGCAGAAGACAGCAATCAGTTGGACGAGCCTGACGTGGAACCCCGCTTCTGGATGCAGCAAAGTCAGCGACGGGTGCAAGCACTGCTACGCGGCGACGCTGAGCGCCAAATACGGCTGGACCGAAAAGCCGTGGACGATTCAGAACGAGGACGAGAACGTCGTCCTGAAGCCGCACAAGTTGCACGAGCCGTACAAGCAGACGGAGAAAGCCCGCTGCTTCGTCAACAGCATGAGCGACCTGTTTCACCGTGTCATTCCCGACTGGTATCGCGCTGCCGTCTTCGCAGTGATGCTTGACACGCCGTACATCACCTATCAGATCCTGACCAAGCGCCCTGAGCTGGCGGAGACATGGCACGAGCGCTTTCACGACGCCATGCACACGCCGGAATACCAGCAGTTGATGAACGAGATCAAGGATAAGCGTGTGGCGGCCGCTCTGCGTAACGCCCTGCTCGTCAGTGATGAAGCACGGCTCTCGCCCTGGGCCGACAATATCTGGATGGGCGCTTCGGTCGAAGACGCGCGTGTTCTGCACCGCCTCGACAGCCTGCGCCGCAACCAGGCCAAGACACGCTTTGTCAGCGCCGAACCCCTGCTCGGCCCATGGGGGCCCGATGCGGACCTGACCGGTATTCACTGGGTCATCGTCGGCGGTGAGTCGGGTACGCATATGAAGGACAAGGACGACCCGCGCTGGATGAAACAGGAATGGGCGCGCGAGATCCGCGATCTGTGCGTTGCTCAAGGCACTGCGTTTTTCTACAAACAGGACAGTGGCTACAAAACCGAGTTGCGCCCCTACCTCGTCGAAGAGGACGGCAGTCAATGGAAGTGGATGCAGTTCCCCGGCGACCTCGTCCCACCGACGAATGTCGCCACGGGCGAGATCTGGCCCGGTTGGACTGGCGAATCTGTCGCTGCCGTTGACCTGGTCCACAGCATCACGGTCCTGACTGCCCGCGTTGACTGCACGGACCCTGACGCCCTCGACATTACCGCCAAGAGCGCGAAGACGCCCGAAGGCGAAGCGCTGGCGCCCACCTGGGAGATGGTCAACGCCTACAAGTCGGGACTTGTCAGCGACGGACCGTACGCAGACCGCTACATTGCCCTGCTGCGCAGGCGCTATCGTGACGACCCCACCCCATTCCTGAGCATCCTCGAACGGGAGCGCGTGGTGCTGACCTGCTACTGCGCCGTCGGTGAGTTCTGCCACCGTCATCTCGCCGTCGATGTGTTGGAGAAAATCGCGATCAGTCGCAGGATCGGCTTCGAGCGCGGCGGCGAATGGCAGAAGCCCGCGCCAGTCGCGCCGGCAGTGCAACCTCGTCTGTTCTGACACGTCACCCCTCCCGCTCCAGCAGCGCGAGGAAGTGCGTCATGTTCTGATGCACCCCACAGTAGTAGCCCGCGAAGTGGTTGACGCGATATCCCGCAGCAGCCACTTTTTCATTCACGAGTTCCTCGCACACTTCCAGATAGATCGGGTGCAGGTCGTTGCCATGGCGGCCCACCGCGCCCTGCATCGAAGCGGTCGCCCAGGCGCGTTGCAACGCCAGCGTCTGACGCAGGCCGTCATTGACGACGAGCACCATCACCGGCGGAAGTGGGCGCGTGCTGCTGAAGTAAGCCTCCAGCGTGGGCCAGCACTCGCCATAGGGGTCGACGTCGAGCAGCTCGACCGCCAAGTGCGCCCCTGCGCCGCCCCTGAGTGCGCTCACGCAATCTGCTTCATACACCGCCCATGTGGGCCTCTGTTTCGCCAGTCGCGCCACCTTGCCCGGTTCCTGCTCGAAGACCACGCCCTGCGCCAGCGTCGGATAACAGGCGTTCCATAGCACACCGGCGCCGCCATGCGTCTCCATGACGACCGGCTGTGTGATGCCGCGCGCGGCGAGCATCTCCAGCGCCTTGAGCCGCAGCGCCTTCTTATGGCGAAACGTCTGATTATCCTTTTGCTGAGTCATGATTGGTGCTTTATCCTTGCCCACTGCAAATAAGCTGCCATTGGCTCCATGCCATACAGAGCGCGGCGTTCGTCGACATGGGCCTCATCAAGAATGGGGTGGTGATACTGCGTGCCGAAGATTTGAGGTTGCCCACTGTTCTTCAGTACGCGATCGATCAGATAGGCCAAGTTGCGCGGCTTTGCTTCTCGGTAGCAAACAGCAGCGTGAAGCATTCCCAGGCATTCGACTTGAAAATCAAGGTCATGGTCAGAATGCTGTGCAATGATCCATGCCGCGAATGATGCCTTTTCCCCAACCAGCGAAAATCCCGGCCAGCCGTGCTTAGCAAGGATGTCTTTGAGTCGCTCGGCATGTTGGTGGAATAGCGGCTCGTTATCATCCGTACGACCTTCAGCACACGCAGCCTGGTCGTCGTCAAACATGCGTTGCAGCCTTCGGGCAAGCGCCTTGTTGAGCATCAGCCGCCCCTTTGTCCAGCACGTTTCGCTTCGATCTGACTGAGGATCGCACCAGCGATCACCTCGTCATCCGTGCCATACGGGTTGTCCGGCGCCGCTTTGATTGCGTCGAGCGCGTCCTCGACCTTCTGCATGGCTCGACGATTGACGTCGTTCATCTGCTCCGGCTGAAGGAAATATTCCAAAGCTCCTCCAAAACCACGCCCTGCCGGAACCGCCTCAACGGCGATCATCTCAATCAGCAGCTTTTTGACGTTCGGTCCCATCGGTTGCCCGTCCATATAGCGACCCACGTTACAGCCTCCCCCTTGTGAGTCGGCACTGGTCCAACGCCTTGATGACCGCTTCAGTGATCTTCTGGCTGCCAATCTCCAGCAAGGTCACTTCGCGTTGAGCAAGACGCTCGATTTCGCGTAGATAGTGGGATGGAACGCGGCGGACATGATCCAGCGGCGGACGATAATCCCCCAACCCGGCCCACAGTTCCGTCTTCACGCGCGCGCCGTGACGGTCGTTATATGTCCAACCCCGGCAGACCGTTCGCACCCACTCACCTTTGAACAGGACTTCGATAGGCTCCCCCACCTCGACGTTGACGCCATACTCAGGCGAATATGTCAGCGGGTAGAGCGTCTCGCCGCCTTCCACAGGTGTCCGTCCAGTGTCAGGATCGACCGGACCAAGCTCACCGATATGCACGATGCACCTCAATTCAACTCAGGCCGGACGCCGAGCGGCGGGGCCAGAAATAGACGATGATGGATGACCGCGCCCGGTCGACGGTTGCGCAGGTCGATCCCCAGTGGGCGCGCTGGGCCGCGCATGGCGGTAATGAGAGCCGGGTCGTAGCTCGGCTCAGCGTGGCGGGATGGGGTCACCGGTACAGGCTTCAGCAGCGGCGCCGGCGCGATCATGGTTACGGGCACTTCGCGACGTCGTCGGGGCGTGACGACCACCGGCTCGAAGAAGCTCAGCAGGTAGCGAACGAAACAGCTTATATGAATTCTTAGGGTGTAAAGAAAAGTCATGTTTTAACCCTAATAATCGCCGAAGGACGGCTTCGGCGGGTTGACGAGATCGGGGTGGCGCCCAGCCCACTCAATCCAGGCGCAGGCAATCGCCATCGCCTTCTGCTCTAACGACCACCAGCGCGACGGCTCGCTTACCAGCAGGTACGCCCCATCGAAGGACGCCACGCAGCCCTGTTGAGGTCGGCAGACGAGCGCGAAATCGTGATACCGCTCGATCAGGCTAAGGGCGCGCTGCTCATCGCCTGCCCAGTCATGAACGTCGGCCCACGCCTCAGCTTCGGTCTTGCGCTCGCCCGCATGCCATCCGCGCTTGATCTCCTCGCCGTAGCGGCTGCCGGTGTAGCTCTCCCAGACCGGATTGCCCAGACCGTCCCACAGCTGGTAGTAGCAGTTCGCCTCATGGTCCTTGTCGTAGTGATAGACGTGGAAGCCCTTCAGGTCAGCAATCGCCCGATTGATTTGTGCGGGCGCTTCCCGGCTCTCCAGATCAATGGTGTCCAGTATTCCCATGTGCGCACCTCTGGAACCTAATACGAATGAGTTACGGCAGGATTGCCATCTCGACCACGGCGCTGAGGTCCCGATGTCGGATCACGTGATGCGTCTGGCGCTCCGGCATGAACACCAGATACATCCGCGACTGGGGGTGTTGCCCGACGAGCACACCAGGGCCGGAGATTGCTGGACCGGGCGTGATGAAGTGGTCGGGCTGCTCGACGACGCCAGTGGGCATCTGGTCAAAGACAATCGTCTCGCCATGCCGATGGAACGTGGTATGAAAGACCAAGTCCGGCAGCGGAACGCCAGTCGGAATATAGAACGTAGCGTCAAGCGATGGTGTCCGCTGCTCGCCGGTGTCGAACTCCGGCACCGGGTCGATGTCCCGTGACACGAGCGCACCGACGCCACCCTGAAACGTGATGGTAGTCGACACAGCGACGAACTCGCTGTACATCTCCACAATAGCGGGCTGGCTCTCGCACAACCGGACCAGCTCACGCAGGTCGGGCGGATCCTGGTCCTGCATAAAGTCACCGCGCCAGGTGCGAACAACCTCACCGTTCTGGATCATGCGCATCAGCCAGCGCTGCTTATCCGTCCAGGGGCGGGACTCCCGCTGAATGCGTTCCGTCTTCAGCAGTGCCAAGCACTCGCGGCATGTCGGGGCAGCCTGTGTGATCGGTCCGACGTCACGGCTAAGTCGACGACCGCAGGCCGTGTGATAGATTGAGCCGCGGGCTTCGACGCGCAGCACATGCCCATCGACGCAGCGGACAATCGGGAGCGTGGCTGTCTCAGTCGTCATGAAGATGCTCCAGATAGAACCGGCAGACTTCAAGGACCGCCTGCCCGCGATTGTTGATACCGGTCGCCCGCAGCGCCTGCTCGAACAGCGCCACCTCATCGACGTAGAGCACCGGCTTGATCTGCTTCTGCCGGTCGCCGGTCAGCCGCGCTGATGAGCCGCTGTCGCCGTCAACTTTATCGTTGACCAGCTGCGCGACTTCGAGATCGGCGAGCAGGTCGTCCAGCTCGTCGGCCCGGAACAGGTCGGACAGATCCACCCCGTTCTCGATATCCTGCGCCACCTGTTCGGCATTCCAGGTCAGCGACAGTTCACCCGCCCGATTGTCGGCATACGCCAGTTTGCGAGCGCGGTCGTCCGCCTCATCGTCGAGCCGCAGGTCTGTACGTTTTACGACCACCACGGCGCGCCCGTCGGTCTCGACTTCGATTACCTCATCAATGCCGGCAGCCCGTGCGCCCTTCAGCGCCTGGTTGCCCGCGATCAGCGTGCCGTCGGCGTCCGCCAGCAGCGACCGCCCCGCCCCGTTCTGTGCGAAGCTCTGTTCAATCGCCTGCTGCCCGCGTGGGCTGCTCTGATTTGCGTTATGCGGGTCGGGTCGATAGTCTTCGAGCTTCCGCCGCGTGACCTTCACTTGTCCCATAAGCGCCCCTTGTGCAATAAGAGCATTAAGACAGGATTGTTGGCGACAGTATAGCACAAAGGTTCTATGCTTAGAATAATATCGCTGGAATGCTCACCCCTCACAATTTGGGGGTTGAGAAAACATATACGCTATGTTATAATATAGATAGTTGAGTGACCGAGCGCGAGGGAGCGCGCCGGGACAACCGAAGACAAGGCCCAGACCGGGCGCAGCAAGGGACGGCTACTAAACGCGGAAACGCGGCTGGCGGACACGCACCCCCTGCGTAGGTGCCGGGTTGCAGCCTTGTCAGCCTACAGGACGGCTTACGGTTAGCCGGGTGCTACTAGCACAAACATTCTCAATAATTAAGCTCTCAACACTTCATTATATATCTCAATACTAGCTTTACACTTAAAACATATATCATATGCTATACTATAGATGTCCTGCGGGGGATAAAGGGGGCCTATCGGCCCCGACCCGGGACCTAGCAGCCACAAAGGAGCAAACACCGTGGCAACCAAAAAACTGAACCAGCACGTAATGACGAAGGCGTTTCGCATGGGCTTGATTGCCTTGTACGGCGAAGTGCTCATGAAGGCAGGCGTGAGCCTGGCGGATGAGGACATTAAGCCGCACATCAACAGCAGCGCGACGGTGAAGCTGACGGACGCCCAGCTTGACAAGCTGCGTAAGGCCAACGTTCCCGGTTTCGTGGAACTGTCGGCCCACGGCAACAGCGGGGCCATCACCATCCACTGTGAGAAGGCGCGGCTGTTTCTGATGGACAACCGCCCGACCCTCACCCCTGAGGAACGGGAAGCCCGGACACGCGGCAAGGGGACGGGGCCGAACGTCGGCACGAAGGAAGAGCAGGAAGCGCGCCGCATCGCTCGTGAAGAACTGAACCGGCAGCTTGCGGAGGCCTACGGTATTCAGTTCGGCAAGCCGAGCGATGCGGACGATGTCGAGGCCGAGGAAGACGACGACGACACGGACGAAGCGTAACACCAGCATGGCGGCGGGGCAAGCCACGGCCTGCCCCGCCCCACTGGATACCCGCTGATGGCCCGACCGTTACCAACCTACGCCGAAGCGCTGCTGCAATCGTTACTGCGCAGCGCGGAACTGACCACCGAAACGGACAGCGACCGCACCAGCATGAGCAGCATCCGCGCCCACTACCTCAGCGAACTGATTCACCACCTGATTCAGATGCTGGTGTCGCGCGGCTATGACGTGGGCGCGCTGGTTGCAGCACTGGACGAGAACGCCCAGCGCTGGCGACCGCTGGCGGATGACACGCCGCCGAAGCCGACCGGACTACGGCGCTTCCTGAAACGTTAGACGGATGAGCAGGGCCGCTCGTGGCGAGGGCGGGCGGCCCCATCGGCGCGAAAATTTCTACGGGCGGGATTGAATTGCACGACGATGGGCGGCTGCTTCAAAACGCCCTTCCTTTTTCGTTGCTCAATTTTCCTGTTGTCATGATGTACAATATATGCTATGATCTCATCACATTCACACCACGACGCAGCATCCCGCGTCACCCATCGGGCGCAGCCAGGACAGGGCATGAAACCGCCAAACCTGCGCAAAACCGCAAGAAACGTGCGATTCCGACCGCAGCCACAGGACAACATGAGACATGGTAGCCGCAATTGCTCTTGACTATACGAATGACATAAGCGCGGTGATTGACTGGTCCGCCGGGAAGGTGTTTACGACCGGCACGGCGCCGCGCGAGCAGGCACGGAAGAAGTATCCGGTGACCTGCGCCTGTGGGCAGGTCCGCTGGCTAACCGCTTCCGACGCACGTCGGGCCGGGGACTGCTTCCGCTGTGCGCAGCGCCGGAAGGCCGCAATGGGGTATGAGGCGATGGTGGCGCGTTATGGCGAGAAGTGGGCCGTGCACCATCTCCAGGCCTATCGACTGGAACATCCGTCGTCACTCGAGCAGGCGGTGATGCTGACCTTGAGCGACCTGCACGTGAGCTATCGCCGTGAGGTATGGCTGGCGACGAAGGCCAGCGGGCGCAAGCAGCGCGTGTATCTGGTCGACTTCATAGTGACAGTGCGCGGGATTGACTATGCGATTGAGGTCAACGGCGAGTGGGCGCACCGCCACCATGCGCGGCGCGATCAATTGAAGCTGCGCCTGCTGCGTCGACGAGGTTATCCGGTACTGGTGCTGACGGAAGCGGATATCCGCGCTGGTCGCACCGAGTCGCTGCTGAAGGCTTTTCTCGATCTCGACATCCCGGGTCAGATGGTGCCAAAGCGCGGCTGTTACATCAAACGCGGGGATGTCGTCTCGCCTCGACCGGGAGAGGCCTATCGTGTCCTGCACATTGAGGAAGACGGGCCGCTGACCTGTGAGGGTGTCTGGCTCGATCTGCGCGCCCCAGCTGACTTGCCGCCCTGGCGACACAAGTCGCGCTTCAACCTTCATCAGCTCAAGTGGTACACCACATTCGAACAAGGAGTCGCTCATGTTTAAGCCATCGGCCTATCAAAGTGCCATCTTCGACTGGATTGAGAACGGGCGCGGCGACGGGATCGTGATCGCCGTCGCTGGCAGCGGCAAGACGACGACGCTCGTCCAGGCCGCGCACCGTATCAAGGTGTCGAGCGTCTTCCTGGCCTTCAACAAACACATCGCTGAGGAACTGGGCAAACGCCTGAGCGGGACCGGCATGGTGGCAAAGACCTTCCATAGCATCGGCAATGGACTGGTCACGAAGCACCTGGGCCGGATCCGCATCGACGATAAGAAGTATCGCAAGCTGGTCCGCACCCACTTCGACGGGGTGGTGCTGCCCAAGGATGTGCGTCAGGACATCATCAGCACGGCCTCGAAGCTGGTCGACCTGGCGCGCGTGACGATGACGGACATTCGCGACAAACAGGCGCTGCGTGACCTCTGCAACCATCACAGCCTGACGCCGTTCCCTGAAGCCATCGATGCGGTGTATCCCGTGGTCGTCAAGGGCATCAGCCATGCGCAGACGCATCGGGAGATCGACTTCACTGACATGATCTACCTGCCCCTGATCTGGGGCCTGCAACCCGCCAAGATGCAGTTCGTGCTCGTCGACGAATGCCAGGACCTGAACGCGATGCAGCTGAGGCTTGCGCTGTCGATGCGCGCCGACGGTGGCCGGATGCTCTTCGTCGGCGATGAAAAACAGGCGATCTACGGGTTTGCCGGCGCCGACGCCGAGAGCTTCCGCCGCATCAAACAGGTGACGGGCGCGACCGAGCTGCCGTTGTCGATCTGCTACCGCTGCCCGTCATCGCACCTTGACCTGGCCCGCGCCATCGTGCCACAGATCGAAGCGCGCCCGGATGCGCCCGTCGGCGAGATCATCTACGAGCCGAAGGACGACCGGCTGCATGAGATCGTGCAGGAAGGCGACCTCATCCTCTGCCGCCTGACCGCCCCGCTGGTGACGTGGTGCATCAAGCTCATTCAGAACCGTGTGGCCGCACGTGTGCGCGGGCGCGACATCGGGCGCGACCTGCTCGGCATCCTCGATAAGATCTACGAGAGCCGCCTGGGGCGCTTCGAGTATGAGGATTTGCCAGCCTACCTGAAGAGCTACGAGACGGAGCAGATCAACTACCTGGTGCAGCGTGACGCGGACGAGAGCCAGATCCAGAGCGTCGCCGACCGGGTCGAGTGCCTTCAGGTCTGCTTCCGCAGCTTCGATGCCGCCAAGTCACTCCCCGCGCTGATGGACGCTATCGAAGGGTTGTTCAGCGACGAGCGCTCGGCGGTGTGGATGTCGACCATCCACAAGGCGAAGGGCCTGGAGAACAAGCGCGTGCTCATCCTGAAGCCGGACAAGCTGCCGCTCGTCTGGGAAGATCAGCAGCCGTGGCAGTTTGAGCAGGAGATGAACCTGAAGTATGTCGCGCTGACCCGGGCCACCGAGACGCTCATCATCATGGGCAAGGCGCCGACGCCACCTACTGGCGGAACAACTGTTCCCGCGCCGGCACCGGTGGAAGTGCAGAAGCCGCTCTTTTCGGAAGGCTTCTACACTGGAGATCTGCCGGACCACCTACGCCCTGTGGAAGCGCTCTACGAGGCCATCCCCGAAAACGTGTCCATTGAGCAGATCGACGACATCTTCGACGAGGCCGAGCGGGAAGCCGCGCTGCGCGACGAGTTCCCTGACTACGACTGGGGCAGTACGCCGGCGCCGGTGCTGATCGTCAAGCCAGAACCGGATTACCTGGAGCTGGCCTACAGCGTCCCCTACCCCGTGGCCCAGCCCGATCCCGTCGAACCGCCACCCGCGCCGGTGGAAGCCTCGCGCTTCGAGCCGGACTTCTATCGCTGGTTGACCGCTGCGCTCGACCCGGCTGCGCTGGCCGATCTGGTCGAGGCCGCCAAGACCGATCACGCCTTCATGCCGGAACTGCGACCGCAGTTTGACCGGTTGCTGGAAGCCGCTGGCGCGCCGGTCAAAACCCCATCATTCGCTGATCGTTTATTCACCCACTAGAAAGGGTTTGCCATGCAGCAGCACTATGTCTACCTCGCGGGGCCAATCAAGGGTCTGAGCTATGCCGGAGCAACGGATTGGCGTGAGCATGTCGCCAACAGGCTCTTTAACAACCCGCGCATCCAAACGCTGTCCCCCATGCGCTATAAAGCCATCCTCGAAACAACGAAGGTGCTGCCCGACAGCAGCGAAAACGAAGCCCCCTTGCTCAGTGACAAGGGGGTGACGACACGCGACCGCTGGGACGTCATGCGGTCTGACCTGGTGCTGATGAATCTGGCTGGCGCAAAGGCCGTCAGTATCGGCACGATGATCGAAGTGGGCTGGGCGGATGCGTTCCGTAAGCCCATTGTCGCCGTGATGACGCCGGACGACATTCATTGGCATGGCATGGTGCGCCAGTGTGCCGGGTTCATCGTGCCGACGCTCAATGAGGCAATCGATATCGTTAACGCCTTGCTCTAGACCGAAGATTAGGAGCCTGCGGGCTGTGGAGGTTTATATGAGCATTCAGTGGGTAGGGCAGCGCGGTCGTAATGACTGCTGGATTGCAGCGCTCGCAATGATTACTGAGCAATCCTATGACGCAGTGCTTGCGGAAGTAGTCGATCAAGGCTCTGGTGCTGACTGGTTCGTCAGTGATAGCTACCTTGAAGCGAAGGGATATGCGGTCGCCCGAAAGTTCGACAGCATCCCGCATTTAGGAGAGCGTCACCGGGAGCCGTGGCCCCCTGAGCCGTGGGCTGAGGTTCATATATGCAGCGTTCAAGCAAGCAATGGAGCAGGTCACGCCGTTGTTATGCTGCGGGACGGCTCGGTATTCGATCCCAACAGCCCGACACTTCGCCGTTTGACCGAATACCCGAAAGTTTATGCTGTTGCGGCTGTAACGAAGCTGTAGGTAGCAAAGACGATATAGCGGGAGTTAGTAGCCATGAGCAATATCAGCGACTTTGCCGCCGAGCGTAATCGCATTGCGGAAATGCTCTCCAGTATTGACGCCGCTTTCGACCGTAACACCGACAGTGGCAAAGCAGCGATCTTACGCGCAATTACCGGTAGTACCGAACCGCAATGGGAGATGGCTGCCATCTGTTCGTGTGGCTGGCGCGGAACGTTCAACGATATCGGCTTTATTCGTTTCGACAGCGGGCCGGATAGCTGGACGATGCACGCAGGGCGGCGCGGCTATCACTATCCCTGCCCTGATTGCGGCGAAATCATCTGGCGGTACTATCACACGATCAACTAAGACGACTAAAAAACGGGAGGAACATACAAGGTGAAACTGACAACGATCCAAATCGACAAGGCCGTCGCATGGTGGAGTGACGCATTGCGTGCGGGCGAATACGACAATGGAGATGCGAGCGGCGCTATTGTGGCTGCATGGCGCGATGCGACCGAGTCGACGCCGACAGATGAGCAGATTGAAGCATTCAAAACAGCGTTACGCGAGACGCTTGAGCAAGCCGATATCCCATCAGGCCAGACCGTCGTGCATGTCGATTATGACCCGTCTCCATTGCTTGAGCAGGCAGTGAACGCCTCTGGCCTGAACCCAATTTGGCTTCCTGTGAAAACACGAATGTGGTTTGACGAAGACGGCGAATCGGTATCCGTCCGATCTGGATACGGTCGCCCGCTACAGGCGCTGTAGCTACAAAGACGGATTAGGAGCTATGGGCAAGGCGCGCCTTGCCCCAGTGGAAGAAGGCGAAGCGATTGCTCAATGGTCAATCGTAGATCATAGTTAGCAGCATCGTGGTCGATACCTAAGGTAACTCAATATGAAAGTGCGCCAGTTGAGAGCGTTGCGGCAAAAAGCCAAGGACCTCGGCATGGAGCTTGTGACCGTCAATGGGGTCACAGACGACTTCACTTATAACCTCGCCGAGCGATGCATTGACGAGCTTTATGACCGACTGAAAGGGACCGAGGATGATCAAGGTGTCACCGGTGTTCCGCTCGCAGGCGTCATGATCTCAGCAAAGATATTGCCTTCAGGCCTGAAGGACAGGCCCCAGGCATAACCCTAAAGCAAACGCCCCGACGATAAGCCGGGGCGTTTTTATTTGAGGACGGACTGGAAGCGGTCGATGAGCGTCTCGGTGTCCAGGTCTGGATAGTCCCGTTCGAACAGGCTTCGGATGGCGACCTGGAACAGGGTAGCGCTGCCATTCTTCCGCCGGGTCACCATCTCCCGCCGGACCAGATCCGGCAGGAAACGGACAATCGTCGTTTCGCTATAGCCCGTGAATCGGGCCAGCTCGCGTGGGCTGAAGCTCATGTTCTCGTGGTCGACCAGATACGCCAGCCACATCCGATACTGGCGCTGCAGGCTGCCCACGTACTCGAGTAACCCGCTGAAGCCGCGCTCCTGCTTCCGGATCGCGCGGGCCGTGGCGGCGGGGCTGCGATACGGCGATTCGACCAGTTCAGGAATGGGGTCTGGCTGCTGCTCAAACAATGGGGCAGGGGATTGCCAGAGCGGGTTCTGATGAACACGCACATCCAGCGCGCCGTTGACCGCCAGCGGAATGCCCGCAACCTGCTGCTGAGTCAGCCGCTGCACTTCGTTACGCAGGTCATCCCGCTCGCCGTAGGCCTGCGCCAGCGCCGTTTCAAGTTCCTCGACCTTCGTTTCCAGCTGCGAGATCTGCTGATGCAACCCGTCGACGTCCGGCGAGGCTTCCTCATCGATGTCGGCTTTCGGCTTCATCGACGACAGCTTGTCCAGCGCTGCCAGAATGGCCTCGTCAATCGCGCGGATCGGCGCGCCGGTGACATCGGTCACGACTTCCGCGGGTACTGCCTCATGCCGCCGCACCTGCACCGTCCGGTAGTCATCGTCGCCGATGAACCGGTCTTCCGCCAGGATCAGCGCCTGCCCGGTCTTCAGCTTGCGCATCATGCCGTTCAGCTCCCGCTCGGCGATGGGGAGCTGCTCGCGCAGGATCTTCGTGTCCACGCCAAAGCTGAGCCGGTGGGCGATCAGAAGCGTGGCCTGAGTCAGGAAGTCCTTGACGATGCTGGCCGCGCGCTGGGTGGCCACCATCGTCGTCAGCGACTTGTGGCGACCACGCTTCGCCATGTCGATGATGAGCGGGCGCAGGCGGGTGGTGTCTGCCTGGGGCGCGTAGAGCTGCGCCTCGTCGATGATCAGGGCGTACGGCGCCGGGGTTTCGATGTTGAACATGTCTCCCCACAGCGCCCGCAGATAGAGCGACAGAATGTCCTCGGCTTCATCGTCCTGGTAGAGACTCATGTCCAGAACGATGGAAATGCGTTCGTTCAGGCTGAGGCGTGCCAGCTCTGCCGCGTTCGCTTCGGACAGGACGACGTGGGCAGACTTGCGGCGGCCGGCCAGGATGACCGGCGCCGACTGGGGCAGAGTGATCGCGGCCGCCATCGGGTCGATGAATGTGAATGGCTGGCCCGCAGCGTTCCATTCGCTCGCCATGACGAGCAGCGTATTGGTCTTCCCGCTGCCGGACTTTCCGATCAGGGCAATGCGTTGTCCGATGGCGTTTGCCAGATCGACCTTCAGCCCATCGGCGATGTTGAGGACGTGCATCGATCCCCCTACCCTCCTTTGACAGCGCGCTTGATTTCCGCAGCCAGGCGCTCAAACTGACGTGCAGCTTCAAGCATCTCCTGCTGTTGTTTCGAATCCATCTTTTTTAGATCGTTTTGTGACATTATACGTGCTAAACGCACGGCTTTATTAAAAACTCGCCGTTCCTTTTTGGATACCAGTGGCAGTTCGCCACCTGGCGTCAGATCAGGCACCGACGGGGCGGGGCCGGGCAGCACCCCGTTTGGAATACCATCAGGATATTCCTGGATCATGGCTTCGAGCCGACGTTTGGACCACTGCTGCCGCTCTGCCCAATCCAGCCAGTAGACCTGCCACTCTGGTTCCAGCGGCGCCACAGCGACGTGATGCGTGAAGTCCAGTTTTTCACGCCGGCGTGAAATTTCGACCCGCTTCGCCACCGACCCCCAGTTATACAGTGTGCCTATCGACTTGCGGATAATCTCGGCGGCCTCATCGTAACTCTTGCCGTGAACCCGCTCGCCGCTGATGAGCCAGTCTGCGACCAGCCAGACCCACGCCTTATTGACGTTACTGAAGTAGATACCTAGATGCTCCCACTCATCGGCTGTTGCGCCATTGTCGATCAGGCCAACGCTGGTAAGTTTGTAATTTCCGACGACGAGGGTCCCATCGGCCTCGACGACCGACTTGATACCCGCATCCCCCAATTGTTTATTGATCAGCCCCAGGGTGCTCTGGGCCATCCGCTGCTGAGCGGACGCCAGAGGATTTATCGGCTCGCGCTTTGTTCCAGCCATGCCAGAACCTCTCTTTCAAATTGATGTGCCGTCATGACCACTTCACGAGCCTCGGGCGTGCGCGTCGACAGCGCCCTGATCGTCTGACCGTACTTTGCCATCTTGGGGTAGGTCTTCAGAAGCCGCACCGGTTCCCACACCATGGAGCCGAACGTCTTCCGTAGTTCGATCAGGTTTTCCGTATGTTCCTTGAGGCTGCGAAACTTATTGGGGATGATTCCCAAGACGCGGTTTGGGGTGCGGCCACGCTGCTGGCGCCGGAGGCTGGCATTCTCGACCTGCTGGAACACATCGGACAGGGCAAACAAGCTGAGGGCTTCCAACTCAGTGACGTAGACGAATGCGTTCATCGCTTCGTAGATCACACCGTCGAACAAATTCATGCTGGGGCCAGTATCAATCAGGATGACGCTCAGGCGATATTTCTCTGTCATATCCTGGAGCAGGGCTTCGAACTTGGTCTCGTCGGCCAGCAGCCACGGAATTTGAAACGTGTTCGGCCCGGCCGGTAGGGCATAGATGTTTCCTGGCTGGATCGGAGGTGCATCATCCGGTGCCTGAACTACCTCGCCACTGTCATTGATCAAAGCGAGCGGAGCCAGATAACTATCCAGTGGCACCTGGCGAACGTGCTCTTCCAGTGGGAGAAGAAGGAAGTGCGGGTCATCGGGCGTCCCGCCATCAGGAATACCGATCAGCGCGTGAAACAGGCCGTCCTCCTGTTCCAGCCCGAGCAAGCGCGCCGCATGGGAACCGCCCTGCGAGTCGGTGTCGACGATGCCAACGTTGTGGCCGCGCAGGGCCAGCTCGCCGGCCAGGTTGACGAGGTTCGACGATTTACCAGGCCCACCTTTACGATTGACGAACGCCACCCGAATGCAGATGTTGTGATCGATCATGTAAGGCGCGATCAACCCATCCGTCAGCCAAGTCCAATCAGTTTGCATGACTCACCTTTCCGGGTTCCCATTCCGCAAACAGGCGCTTGAGGCCCTGCAGGTCGTCGGTGTGCAGCGTCTTCAGCAACGTCTTAAAACTACGCTCCGGATCCCCGCCATACAGGTTAACGACATGGATTGTTCCTGCTGACACAGCACCCCGGCGATGCTCCTGCATCCGTTCATCCAGATACCGGCGCAGGTCGACCGCCTTGGCCTTTGCGATCGCAATCGCTGGGCCGTCGACGAACTGAAGAAAGCCGCTGGCGACGATCTCGAAGTAGCTGTCCCGTCCCTGTTTGAACAGGCGATTCAACTCCTGAATAATTGCTCGATCCTCGATCTGGAGCCGGAGCATTTCGTAACGCACTTTCGGCTCACAACCTTCGAGGGCCGTCACCACTTCCAGTGCTTTGGCGGGAGTCAGCCTTCCCTCATTCATCCGCTGAATCACAGGTGATACCCGGCTCTGCCGCACCTGGTGACGCAGCTTTTCGTCAGCCACCTGCGCACCGGTGGGCTGCTGGCCGCCCGCCTGCTCAACCGCACCAACCCAGACCTTAATCTGTTCCTCGGCTGACAGGGTGGCAATCGAACGGACCTGCGACTCGTTAACCGGCAGCAGCGGAACAATCGTTCCGGCCTGCTGAAGAGTCGTCGCGGTCGCAGATGCCGCGCTCAGCTGACGCATCCGTCGCCAAGTCTTGCCCCACCGCTCCAGGCAATAGTCCTCGAATGAGGTGTGCGTTTCGCGATAAAGTCGCAGGTCACGAATCTCAATCAGCGCTTCGATGGCCTCGTCCATCCCGGCGAGAGTCTTCTCGATTTTGCATTCATGTTCTCGAAGTCGTAGTCGTTCGTCCTCCGAGAGACTATCAACAACGAGATCCCGGTTCATGACGACGGTTCCCGTTCAAGATAGATGAGTTCACCAACCTCACATTCGAGCCATTCGCAAATGACTCGAACAGTCTTCATCGAAGCGCCTTCGATGTCGCCCTTCATCAGACGGCTGATGCTGGAAGGCGACAACCCGGTTGCGTTTGCAATCTCGGCTTGTGTGTAGCGCTTGTTGTCACGGATCTCTTTTTTCGCAACAAGCACCGCGAATCGGCTCATCAACTTCGACATCTCCTGTTTTCCGCCTCTTATGCATAGAATAGCGTAAAATTGCGTATATGGCAAGAATTTTCTTGCGTTGACATTTCCTTTCATCACATGGTACAATTTATTGTGTACAGGTTAATCATACCACAAGCCCGTGAATGGATTGGTACGGTAAATAGCTGTGATTGAAATACTTCGTAACGACCCCTATACTAGCGCCATGAGTATCGATAAGTCTGACTTATGGTGTCTTATGGTGTCTTATGCCACAAGTCCCACCACGCTCGAAAGCGCGTACAATCTGCCTCTCATCGCGAAAGAGAGGCAAGATGGCACAAGACGAGATTACGACGCCTCGCCGGGAATGGCCGCGCGTGCCGATTCCACCAGAGCTATTCGATTTGGTCGTGACAATGGGGCGGTCGCAGCGGATCACCGAGCGCGACCTTTACCTGTTCATCTTCCTGGCTTTGAAGCGAGGCTACCCGGACGAGTACGCCAAATTCCGGGAACACTTCAATCTCGCACCCTTCGAGGACGCGACCAAGACCGACTAACCGCTATCGATTCGAAATCCCAAACGGCTCACGATGCTCGCCATCGTGGGCCGTTTTGCGTTTCGAATGGGTTAGAAAGGATGGAATCGCGTACGAACAGATCAGCATTACTTGTGTTTGTTACCTGGTTCGATAGTAGAATGGATGTTCTAGGAGGAAGGCCATGTTCGCAAAGACCAATCGACAACCCGCGTGGCGTAACCGAGGCTATTCCAGTGCCGCGGAGGCTCGTCAGGAGCGGCGCTCGATGTACGGCACCAACAGCAATCGCCAGCGCAGTCGCTATCATGACGAAGGTCTCGCCGTCGGCTTTTCGCCACCGACCGCCGAGGACATGCTGCGCCTGAGTCGTTATTGGGCAACGGAAACCCGTCTGCATGACATTGGTGATGTGGTCCCCGTTGTCTACCTCGGCAGCGTTCTGGAAGTGACCATCAAGGACGCCTTCGCCAACCCCAGCGGCGAATGGATCTATGGCACCGACAGCTACAGTGTTCGTGAGATCAGCCAGAAGGCGCTCGTCGAACAGGTCCTGCCGTTGAACTACGTGGCTGAGCAGCTCGCCCGCGAGCGGACCCAGATCCTCGCCTTGAAGCGCGGCAGCCGCCGTCGCGATACGCGCCGAATCAATCAGGCCCTACCTGGTTAAGGGTAGGGCCCATTTGGGACTTCAGGACAGGGTGGGCTTAGCTGGCAACACCCTCTCCTAGCCACGGAGTATAACACATGGCACTTACTATGAACGACGTTCCCTCGACTTCGGTCATCCAGGTCATGAAAGAGATCTGGACGGCAACATCCGCATCGCGCTTTGTCGCCGGGTTGTTTCCGGGCACGGCGAACGAGCGCAATGCGGACGCCCTGTATGTCATGATGCTCGGTCTGGAAGTCGGCCTGCCGGCGGCGATGGCGCTCAGGGCCATTCGCCTGGACGCTGGTCAGGCCTGTATTTCGCCGCGCACCGCACTCTACATTCTAGTCAAGGCGGGGTTCGAGGTTGTGATGCCGGACCCCGCAACATTGGACGCGGAGTCGGTCGTCAAGATCAGGCGACCGAGCAGCGCAGAATACCGCAGTTACAAATGTCCAATAGCCGACGACAAAGAGACGGCAATCTGGGCCGCCGTCGCCAGCGCCGCTCGTCTCGAAGCCGTCGACTACCTGGGCGGCCTGCATATTGTTATGCCGGCTGTCAACCCATCGGCACCCGCAGTGCAGGCACATAGCAACGGCGACCCTGCTTCGACGAGCAGTGAAGACGATGCGGATGAAGACAAGGCGCGTGAGGATAGCGGGCCGAAGCCGTGGCCTCAGACTGAAGCCTGGGGCATTTTCAAGGACTGGCTGCACAAGCTTGGTCTGTCGGTGGATGACGCCAGAGTGTTGGCCGGACTAGAACCCAACGAAAGCTGGGCCGCCCGCTACCCGACCGCCAAGGAAGCTTGCGTCGTCATCGACGAACGCCGCAAGCAGCCCGCTACGCCGAAAAAAGCGTGGGTGCCGGAAGTCATCGAGACCGCCAAGCATGTCTACCAGCTCGACCCGGAAAGCATGTTGAAGATCCTCGGCAAGAAGAGCTTCAACGACTTCCCGGACAAGGCGGCTGCTGAAAACACCATGCACCGCACGGCGGTTGAGCGTCAGCTCCCGGTCGTATCAGATCGGGTTACCTACAGCAACTACGGCAAGAACGGTAAGGCAATTGAGTTTGAGACACCGGGGATCATCCTGCGTCTGCCCGGTGGTCGCGAGGCCATTGTTCAGAAGCTGGGTGATGACGGCAAGGTGTTCTATGACGAGAACGGACTGACAGTCTGGGAAACGGGTCAACAGTACGATATCGACCCAGTCAAGATCGTCTGGTCGAAAAACCAGAAGGGGGTGATCACTATTGAGTCGATCACCCTGGTTACGCCCTATGCAGCTTACGACGAGCAGGCTACTGATGACAAACCGATTGACCTGGCGAAGGAATTTCCACGGGAACCGGTTAAAGCCTAGGAGACTTGCCCATCTGGGCTTGACACGGGATTACGATGGAGAGAGAAGGCGAAACGCCGATAGGATGAGGCGATTTCGCTAGGCTACCAGAAACGGAGGCGGGCCAGGTGTGGAAGACCTGGCCCGCCTGAAATCCCTTTTCGTAGGAGGCCTCCAGCATAACACGCCCGGCCGGGTTATGCCATTAAGGGTTGCTAAATATGACGATGCCAATATTCCTCGAACTTCTCGCTGAAGATAAGTCAGTTATTTCTTATCGGAAGCGGTTCGCCATGGCGCTGGACAGCGCGATGGCTGCGTTATTACTCCAACAAATGATTCACCTGTGGAAGCTCAAGGGCAGGCGGCCCTTCTACAAATTCCGCCTGCCGTGCCAGCATGCACTGTACGAACCCGACGATTCCTGGGTCGAGGAAATGGAGTGGAGCAAGAACGAGTTCGACTCTGCTCTAAAAGTCATTGGTACGAAGATCGTCCGGGGCGTCAGCAAGAGCGATATGCTGGCAACCGAGTTTCCAGAGCGGAAGACTGGCGAGGCGGATAGCTCGTACTATGACCGTCTCCAGGTTGCTTTTAGCCGCCTTGTCATTTATTGGACGGACAGCAATCGCCTGACGTGGTATCAGGTGAATGAGGATTTACTAGGTAAATTCATAAACCGGATTTACCTAGATAAATCTGTAACCCTGCGTTACCTAAAAAGCCAGCTTCCCGGCACTATCCAGAAAAATCAGGAATCGGGAAATACCTCGAATCCAGAGACTCTTTCAGAGACATCTACAGAGACAAAAGACTCGGCGCGCTGTTCGCGCGCAGATGTTGAAGCCTCTTTTTTGATGCCAATGCCAAAAGGCTACAGCAGGACTTTGCGGTTGACCGTGCTGCTTCCTAGCCTGCTCGCTCTGCTTCAGCGGGAGTTGACAGAAGTTGAGATGCAGGCTGCTGAAGCAGAGCGCAAAGCAGTGCAGGACGAGGCGATTGTCGCCAACATCAAGGCGTGGCTCGAAGCAACCAAAAACCTCGACCCCAATGCATACAAGAATAAAACTTACCGCTCGTACGCAAAAGCTCTGCATGAAGCTGGCTGCACAGCCGAAGACATCAAGGCCTTTGTGAACGACCGGATGCAGGAAGAATTCTGGCGCAAGGCAGGCGTGTCGCTTCAAGTCATCGTCAAAGACATCCAGCGCTGGAGGGAGAGCAAGGTTGATCATGCGCCGCCCCTGGCAGGTGATCTGGAAGACGACTTCGCTGAAAACCCGGAGGATCCTTACGTGGCGATGCCAAGTGCTGTTCGTGATCTCTATGCTGCACTTGGGATACCCCAATAATGGCTAAGCAGAAGGTGATTACAAGCAATTCGACGCCTTTGATTCTTTCAGGGCAGGTGCCGTACAGCCAGGAAGCGGAAGAGGCCGTGTTGGGGGCTGTGCTAGTCAACCCGGAGGTCGCATCCCAGGTTGCCAAGTTCCTCAATCCAGAGGATTTTTACATTCTCAGACACACATACATCTGGCAGGCAATTCTCGACATTCGCAGTCGTGGCGGAACGGTCGATTACCTCACCGTTGCCGAGGAATTGCGCAGTCAGGGACGGTTGACTGAAGTCGGAGGCCCGGCCTACCTGACCAACCTCATGAACAGTATGCCGACATCGATGCACGCGGAAGTCTACGGTCGCATCGTCGAGCGGGCTGCGATTCGGCGCTACCTTATGGCGGCGGCTGACGAGATAAAGACCTGGGCGCTTGATGAGGAAATCCCTCTGGAGCGCGTCGTACAACAGTCGGATCAGGCGCTCTTCCAGCCCATCGCACGCTTCACCATGAATACCCGTGAAACGATGTTCGACGCCATTACCAATTACTTCAACCGGATCAGTGAGGCGAGTCGCAATCCCGATGAGGTGATGGGCCTGCCGTCGGGCCTGCGCGATCTAGATAAGCAGCTCAATGGCTTTATTCGCGGACTGGTGTACGTATTCGCTGCGGTGCCCGGCATGGGTAAGACCGACCTGCTACTCAATTTTCTGGCAGCATCGATTGGCTTTGGTGCGAGCGTGCTCTTTCTCAGCCTGGAGCTGGAGCGCTGGCGGGTGCTTAACAAGTTGACGTCCATTATGACCGGCGTTGAACATGCACGATTGCTTCAAGGCAAACTGACCAGTAATGAGTGGGAAAAGGTCGCTCGTGCGCTGGCTTCGGTGAGTCGACCGGGTGTTGAGATCGAAGACTTTAACGACCAGGAAACGTCACTCGATAACATCAAGACCTTTGTCGATGCTTGGCGGGATCGGTATGGGCTGGATCTGCTGCTGATCGACTATGCGGGGCTGATTACCACAGGTCAGAACAAATCAGAGTATGAAGAAGGTGTCTACGGCATTAAAAACCTGCGGAAGATGGCGCGGCGCTGGAATGTACCTGTCGTGGCGGCTGCGCAATTCAATGAATTTACGGTCAATAGTCGCCAGAACAAGCGGCCTCAAATGTCTGACCTGCGCTATGGCGGCGTTCGTGAGATTGACGTCCTGGGCGGCATCTATTTCGACAATTTCTACTCACCGCACGGACGTGTTCAAAGTCAGCCAGGGATCGCGGAAATTCATCTGCTGAAGAACCGTGATGCGCCGCGCAGTATCGTGGAAGTGTTCCGGGACGGGGCAATCGCAAAATTCAGTGATAGAAGCCCTAATGCCAGAGTGTCCTCGCCGCCGGTCCAGCACTACCTCGATGAGCTGGATGACCGCGCCTATGGCGAAACTGAGGACGACGAATAACTTGACCTACCCAGAAAACATATATACTATGTGTATACGGTATATGTTTTCTAAGGCGGCACAATGGTAGCTCATAAGGGACATGGCTGGAAGCGTCTGTCAGTCAACATGAATTCACACATTGCTGAACTGGAAAAATCCATTACTGATCGGCAGCCGGCTTCACGTAGTGTTCTGGTGAGCAACGCTGTCGGGGCGTTCCGGGAAGCGCTGGTCGATCAGCATCGGCAATATCCGACTTTCACTGAACATTGGTTGGGCTATGCGGAAAAGGTAGTGGGACATGTTGTTGGCGGAACTACTATCCATCTGACTGACGACACCGAAGCCGACCTGCAGGCGCTGGGCGCGTGGCTCGAGCAGAGTGGCAAGAAACAATTGCTGATGGTGAAGGGCGGTTACAACCGAAAACTGCTGATTTATCTGGCAATGCGCTGGTATGACGACCTCCTGACCACCATCGCAGAGGTCAATGCCGCACTCCCGACTGCTGATGACATCCGGGCGATAAAGTCATCCGCCAACGCGCACTTCGAGCTGCGCGATGATGAGGGTGGGGAGTTCGTGCTCTGGCTGGTCGACATGAACGGGACGCAATCAGGTTCTTACGGCGAAGGCGTTGAACGCCACATCAGCACGTATCAGGGGTTACCCGCGCCCGAAGAGGCGCGCCAGGCCGCGATAACTTGGTTAAATACCAACGCTCACTGGCTATAAGGAGTGCTATAAGTCGCATAAGTGCGACTTGTTTGACAAGTTGCGAACACGTGTGCTACTCTATTTGAGGCCGAGCGGAGTGTACTAACGTCGCCACTTCGCTCCTGGGGGCGCCTCGTCAGCGCCCCCGGTTCTTCCTCATGATGGCGGTATAGCTCAGCGGTAGAGCGCTCTGCTCGAAAAGCAGAGAGGTCGATGGTTCGAATCCTTCAATCGCCACATGCTAACTTTATTGTCCGGTCGCCTTGAGTGAGCACCTGCGCTACTCGCATCCCAATCACAGGCGGTAGAGCGGCACCGGCAAAAGAAGCATTCAACGGAGAGGGGGGCAGGGTTCGTCCGGTGCACCGTCAAGCGCCGAGGTGCCTCTGGTGGTTATACCCGGTCTTAACTCAAGCCCCTCCGATCCCAAAACTATTTTTGATGCTAATTTTAAGGCGCTCGGCAGGTAGCACAAAAGCGCCACACAGACGAGAGAGGTTGTCGACCCGCAGCACGCGGTCACCTGCTGGCCTAAGGGCCTGACCGGGCGGGGAGACACCTCAAACGCGGCGACACCCCGGAACAATCGTTCCGGGGTGTCTTTTTATTCCTTGACAGGTCTAGTTGTTATTTTACCATGATGGATAATGTACATCACAGTAACGTGAATGTTGTACACAATGAGAAACGGGAATATCGTATGCCCAGGAAGAGCCGGGAATGACGTCCACCTTCCACATCCAGTATCGAGCAGGCGCAGCCGATCCGTGGCAGCGGCTTGAAGAGCCGTCGGACACGCGAGGGGAGCCAAAGCCACTGAGTTTCAAGAGTCGCGCGAAAGCCGAAAAGCGCGCGCTGGAATTCTCGATGGCGAATGAGGGTCAGTTTCGGGTCGTCAGCGACCAGCCTCTGACCGGGTCCTACTTCGTGTTTCTCGACGGTCACAAGCTGGTGCAGACACCTGGCGCCTTGCTCTCGTACCCGGATGAGCGCAGCGATGTACTGTCTCTCGAAACCCTGATCGGTCCTGAGGTCGAGGCGCTGGAAAAAGCGAAAGTGCCGGAACCCCAGATCCGGGCGCTGGGCCGTCTTCTGGCCCGCTATGCCCGCTGCCGACCAGAACTTCTTCGTAAAGTACACGCTGCGGCGGTCGCTGCCGCTGAAGGGGACGCACTATGCTAGGATGCGACATGGCAGCAATTAAGCAGCGGTTTCAGATCAATGAGCGTATCGCTGCCTACCTCAAGTTCATTGACGCGAAGCTGGGCGAGCAGGCCTTCGCCGATGCGTACACGTATCGCAGCAAGAACTACAACGTGAGCGGCATCGTCTCGACAGCCCTCACTCGCTGGGCAAGGAAAATCGGCGAAGGCGACGAGATTGCGCTCGACAAGCTGGAAGCTTATCTGATCGAATACCTGTATCTCGCCTACGTCAACAAAGGCAACACGACGCAGATCTACATCAACGAAATCACGTCCAATTCGTTCGACGTTATCGCCACGTATCTGCTCGACTACCCTGATGATGTGCCGCTCTTGGAACACAAAGGCAAGAAAAAGGTCAATCGGCACCTGATTATTATTCTGGCGCTGCTGAAGCTCTCTGAAGACCTGGGCCACAAAATCCCCAACCTGCTGCCGCCCAAGCCTTAATCTCTCACCTGTCAAACACTGAAGACCGCTGGTTGTTAAACCAGCGGTCTTTTTGATTCTCGCTCTCAAAATTCGTGCCATTGTAAGGAAAAAAGACATTTGTTATGACATACAGTATATGCTATCATAAAGTGACATTTCACAAAGGAGGCTGACGTGCAGAAATTTCGTTGGGATCCGACACGGGTGTTTATCGGGCGTGGCGCCTCGGAAGCGTTCGGCATTCAGAATGCGATGACCGTTGCTGTCCAGTTGTCGAATGCAGGCCTGTGGGATGGCATGAGCCGCCTGGTCATCAACAGTCCGGCTGCCGTCGCCAAGAAAGTGCTGTATCTGGAGGGGTCCCTGCGCAGCATTCTGGTGCAGGGGATCGACTATGAGATTTACCCGGACGAACCGCTCATCCCGGAGCCGCGTTTCGTCGACCGCGATCACGTTGCCATTACCGGCTTCTGTGAACATTGCGAAGGGCAGTTCGACAACATCGTCTCGCGCCGGGCCTGGGATTATCGCGGCGACCGCAACTACCGCTTTGAGCAGCTCTGTCCAATCTGTGAGCGCATTTTGTATGGTGCAGTCAGTGTCGTCTCCCTCGCACACCCGGTCGATGACGAGGCCCGCTACGACGCCTTCATCGACGCACACGGCGACGACCCGGAAGCGCTACAGATGACGATAGCCAGTCTTCTGGAGGCGAATCAAGCGCTGCGCGAAGAATTGGAAGCCAACTACCTGCGCGCCGTAAACGCAGAAGCCGTCGCCGCGTGGCTGCGTCAGGACAGTGAAGCATTGCTTACCTGGTATGCACGGCTGGGTATTCGGCTCGTCGGCGCCAGTGTGCATCGCACCCTGCGGACAACGCTTGACCACAGCGCGGCGGGCCGCCAGTTCCTCGCCAACTACACCACGATGCACGAAGCGTTGAAGACGATTAGCGCTGGCGCGCCGGTGGAATGCCCCAAGCCGACCGATGACCTATACGAGGACGATGAGGACCACACGGGCTACGTGAGCGACTACACGCGGTATGGCGTGGCACAGGTGGCTCGCCGTGCGCTCGCGGAGGTAGCGTCCCATGACGTTGTTACTGCCAGCGCCGGCTAGGACGTGCTGCCGCGAAGGTTGTAACGAGCCGCGACTTGTTCCGAAGAAAGGCGGCAGGCCTTACAGCATGTGCGAGAAGCACCAGAAGGCGGCCTGGAACAGTCGCGACCGCAACCCGACGCCGGCGGACAAGCCCAAGAGTCGGCGCGGTCGCAAGCCAAAACAGGCCGCGCCACCGCCGCGCAAGCTGATGCTGATCGATTACGAGGGTGGGGTGGTGCAGCTCCTGGAACTTCAGATCGTGAACGAAGTCAAATTGCACGATCTGCGCCGGGGGGAGCCGCACCCCCACACCATTGGATTTTACGAGCACATCGGCTACCAGATCGCCGAAATTCGCACGTCACCAGTCAAAGAGGTTGTGTGATGACCACCAGCGCCGAACGCCTTGCCCGCTCGCTCATTCGGACCAGCGAAAGCGCCCAGACTGTCAGGATGTGCCTGGCTGACTTTGACGACGCGCTGGCGCGCACAGACAGCCCGGAAGAGCGCGATGCCGTCTCGGTCGAGGTCATCCGCATGTATCAGAAAGAGAAAGCCTATGGCTACAGCGAAGAAGTCCACCAAGGCGAAGACGCCATCGCCCAAGCAGATCGCCGCCGCGCAGCACAAGCCACTCGTGATTACGCTGACCATCGAGGATCCGGCGGCCATCGTCCAGCAGGGCATGATGGTGCTGAAACGCGGCGACAACGCCATGGTCTTCAGCCCACGTTGGAGCAACCCCACGCAGCTGGGGGACGCCATCCGGGAGGCAACGCATCAGTTCCTGCAGGTCGAAGTCGACCCCGCCGCCGCAAAAAAGCAGGCCGCGCTCGTCAAGCCACCACCGCCGCCCGCTCCTGAGTCGTCCACTGACAACGACATTCCGCAACTGAAGATGTCTGTCGCGGCTCGGATCGCTGCCCGGGTCATAAACCGGTAGTTCGAGGAAAGGAACAGTCAATGGCTCAGAAAGTCGAATGCTTCAATTGTGCCAGCGCCAACGTGGACGAGCAGAAGGTGTCTAACCACACTAGCAACTACAAGTGTCGTGACTGCAAGTTTGCTTTCACGGACGACGACATCTATGACCGGATGCCACGCATGGTCAAAGTACGCCTCCACCGTGAACAGCACGGCCAGCCCGCCACGATCCCGGTCGACGAGCAGATGTGGAACCTCATCGACGCGCTCGAGCGTGGCGACGAGCTGATTACCGATCTCGCCACGCACACCGACACACTCTATCTGATGGGGCGCGGCCATGCTCCCCAGGTCATTCCGAACGCCATTGTCAACGAACTAGTCGAGTATGGTCGTCTGCGCTTCGACAAGGCCGAGCAGGCCTACTACCTGGTTAAGTAGGAACAACTTATGAGCAGCAAGCGCGTTGAGATCGTCGCACTCAATACCCACACCAGCCAGATGATGACGGTTGACGACATGGCCGACGGCGCCGACGACCTCGAAAGCGCGCTGCGCTTGGACGGGTTCGACCACTTCACCGTGACCGAATATGACTCGTCGACGAAGGTGATCTACAGCAAATACCGCACGTCCTATCACCAGAATGGCGTCCGTCGCCGCTTCAAAGAGTTGCAGTGCGATAGTGCGGTCCACCTGCTGGAGCACTATGCGCTGCTCGGCGGAGACCAGATCTAGCCGGACCTTAAGGGTATTGAGGAATACAGCCAATGGCGTCTTATCGTTTCAAGATAAACACCGTGCAGAGCTTGAAGGAATCATCAAGGCATTTGAAACACTGTACGGCGAGAGCGCGCTCTGCGTTCGCTATGGGCATTTTCAGGACGTTGACGGTCAGCCGGTAGATATTTCCTACGAAAGAGAAGTCGTTATTCGTCGGAATCAAGCCGTCATCAACCTCGGATATGAGGGACAAGCGGTCCTCACCCTTGATTCATTGGTGCGAGTAGATAGCGAGTTTGTCCTGTCTTCCAAGCGCTGAGATCAACTTGCGAATTAGCACCACCCAATTCTGTTTACCCATCGCATTGCGATTGCATAAGGAGACTCTCATGGCCCCACGTAAGAACAAGACCGTTGAAGAAGAAATCACCGACCTGCTCGACGAGAAAACCGACCAGGCCGAAGACAAGGGCCTGATACTCGATGACGAGGGCGGTGAACCCCTCAACGACGACATCCTCTCTGACGAGGATGAACCGGCTGCTGAAGCCGATTCGGACGACGAGGAAGGCGCAGAGGAAGCGCCCGCCACCGACACGACCGCAGCCCAGGCAAAGCCTGAAGATGCCACCGCAGGCCGGGTCTTCAAAATCGGCTCGACCAGCATCCCGGAGAGCGAAGCCACCGTCGGGAAATCCAACGAACAGGTGCGCAGCATCCTGAAGACGTCCTTCCCGGAAGTCGCCAACGCCACGATTGGGGTCACGCGTGAGGGCGAGCAGACCATCGTCAGCTTCCTGCCGCAGCCCGGTCGCAAGGGCTAGGGAATAGGCATGGCTATTGATGCGCATCTGACCATCAGCCACGCCGACCTACTGGATGCACTGCAATCGGTCCCGGCGCTGGAACTTCAGAGCGTGATACTCCTGCGGGAGTATCACGCCACCGGTGTCTTCCCCAGCCGCGAGCAGGTGATCGGCGCGACGGAGGAACTGGTCGCATACACCAGACAGGCGTCCGGCGCTGCGGCTGAACTACGTAAGCTGACCGCCATACCTGCTGGGGAAGCTGCATTGGTGGAGACCTATTCACTATGACTCTGATGCTGCCAGAACGGGCGACAGCCGCCAGCGGTGGGATTGCCGAAATTTACCGGGCCATCGGTTTCGTTTGCGATGCGTCGTTTGGAGTCGGGCCAGCCCGGGAAATCCTTGAAGCCATTCGACTGTTCGATCCGTTCTGGTTTGACACCACAACCGACCAACTACGTTATCACGGCTCTGACAATGTCTTTCTGACCTGTCGTCAGCAGTTTCCAGGTGTTTATGCTGACCTGCTGTGGGAATGCCAGACCTTCGACCCCAACGATGACGACTTCTACATGCATATTCGCGATGTTGTCGAGGAGGGGGTAGGTGCCGTCATTGCCGACCGCACACAGGCGGACTGCTTCTCATGGATCGAAATGGTTGAGGCCATTGAGGCCGATTGGGTTCCCTACGAGTGCGTTGGCTTCCGCGACTTTCCCGAGGATGACGAAGAGTGGGAAGAGCTTCAGATCGACGACGATGACCGTCGGCAGATCGTCGACTGGTTGCGACCGCAACGTGCATATCGGAAAAACTATTATCACTGCATTGACGAATTGGGTTGGAGCCTGTCCTGGCAGCCGGGGCGTACTTACGACCAGCTCTGGGCGATGACGGCCTGGCTGGTGGGTCGCACCGGGAACACGCTGGCGGACTTCACCGACGATACGTTCAGTGACATGGAGTTTCAGATTCCATCCTGGTCTGACCTGGACTACGCGATTGTCGTGCAGAACGAGGCGCTGGAGATCGTGGAGAAGGCGCTCGCCGGCGCGCGCCGTCTAAGTAATGAAGCG